CTATATGGTGACCATTAGATAAATGTTTTTCTAAAATATCAAAACTATCATCAGTTTCATTAACAGAAAATACCTCACCATTTAATTTACCTATAGCAAACATAGTTACATAGCAATGTTCATAGTTTAATAATAACTCAACATCATCAGTAATTAATTTAATTTCATCACCATTTTTATTTTCAAAATTTAACGTTTTGATTAGGACAGTAAATTTATATTCTGGTTTTGCTATACCACCATTTAGGGTATATTCTAACACCTCATTTTTAAGTGAATCATCCATATATGGCTTTAATTCTTTATATAGCTTTAATTCTTTATAGTGTTTAATGAATTCAGTTAAATAACTACCATCAGCATCTAAATTTTCTATATCCATATTGACACCAGTATTATTAAACCATTCTTTGAACATATGATATACACTAATATAATCAGTTTCTTTAAACTCAGTATATAACTTTTTAGTTAAAGGTATAAAGAGTATTTCAAAATGACAATCACCCCATACAAGATTTTCCTCACCAATGTTTATTAAGTAATTAGTAAAATCTTCATATAATTGGGATAATTCTAATTCATTTTCTTTTGGTATCCCTTCAAGGAAATACATTTTTTCATATTTCTCTACTAATTCTTTCATATTTTTATTTATTTATTTATTTATTTACAAAGTTAGGACTAATTGGTTTTGGTTAATGTTTTATTCTATTTTTTAATTCATTAATATCAATTTCCTCAACTAAACTAGTGGTTTTACTTCTTATTACTATATTAGTATCACCAATAAAACATTTACCAACACCAGTAGGACCTAAAAATATGAATGAACCGATTGGTTTATTGTGATTACCGATACCTAACCTACTACGTCTAACTGCTTTAGATATTTTCGATACGGCTTCATCTTGACCAATTATACGTTCTTTAAGTTCAATTTCCATGTTAGCTAATTTAAGGTTATCCTCAGCATTTAGTCTATTCATTGGAATACCAGTCATAGTTGAAACCACTTCACTAATCATATCCATAGTTATAACGGTTCTTTCCTTTTCAAGTGTATTCTGCCACTTCGTTTCAAACTTTTCTAACTCAGCTAACGTTTTTTTCTCATTATCACGAATTTTAGCTGCTTGTTCAAATTTTTGTAATTTAACGGTAGCTTCTTTCTCTTTTTTAATTTCAATTAGTTTATCTTTCAACTCTCTAATTTCAGATGGTAGTTCAATATTAATGTTAGTTGACGCACCAACCTCATCCATAATATCAATTGCTTTATCAGGCATAGCTCTATCTTGTATAAACCTATCGGCTAAAGTAACACACTCTAAAATAACCTCATCACTATATATTACCTTATGGAAGTCTTCATATTTATCTCTAATATTACTTAATATAATGACAGTCTCATCAAATGTTGGTTCCTCAACTAAAACTTCTTGAAATCTCCTAGTCAAAGCACCATCGGTTTCAATATTTTCTCTATACTCGTCTAAAGTAGTTGCACCAATACATTGGATATCACCTCTAGATAAAGCTGGTTTGAAGATATTAGAAGCATCTAAAGACCCTGATGCGTTACCAGCTCCAACGATAGTATGTAATTCATCTATAAAAAGAATCACATCCTTATTACTAATCAATTCATCTAAAATGGCTTTCATTCTTTCTTCAAATTGACCTCTATATTTAGTTCCAGCTACTATCGTTGCTAATTCCAAACTAAATATTTTTTTACCTAATAACACTCTAGGTGCTGTACCATCGTGAATCATAAGTGCTAAACCTTCAACAATTGAGGTATTATGTGATAATATTTCATTAGTGTAATATCTTCTATCAGACCCCTCAGTTAATTCAAAATCATACATAATTTCTTCGTAACCTAAATCGGTAACGCTCTCAACTACTACTACTACTGATGTATCATCACTATCAACGCAAATTTCATCCCCAATTGATAAATTCTTAAGGAAAACCTCATCCATATTATCTTTATAGAACATAATGTGGTTATCAGCACATTTAAGTTCTTTACCATCATTTAATTTAAGTTTGTATACTTGATAAGGTATTGTTTCGTGTAACTTCTCAAGTTTAACAAAACCACTATCAGTTAATATACTAAAATCACTCATATCAAATGATTTGGTTATTTTTTTCAATTCTTCCATATTTACTTATTTAAAAATGTTATTCTTTTATTATTTTATCGTCAAAAATGATTGGTCGTCATCTACTTGTAAAGATATTAACAATTCATTTATCGTTGTTTTAAAAACTTCGCCAGTTATGTCATTACTCATAACCACCACAGTATCACCACAAACACATTTACCAACACCTGGTTCACCTATTAAGACTGGGTTGTTTTTCTTTCTTCTGGATAGAATTTGGGAAACTCTTTTTATCTCAGCTTCACGCCCAACAACTGGGTCAATTTTACCCTCACTAGCTTTATCTGTAATATTAGTACAGAAGCTGTCTAGGACTGGTGTCTTACTTTTTTTAACTTTAGTACTTGATGTGTTATTAGCATCAAAACTTCTTCTGTTGCTGTTTAGGTTTTCACCCTCAAAATCTTCGAAATCGCTCATATTGTTTTCTTTTATTAAATTTTTATAATTTTTATACGTAATCTTATGTTTAACCAAAATATTTGAAGCTGATGATGGTGTTTTTAGAATCGCTAACATTAGGTGGTTTATGTTAACCAATGTATTATTCATATTCTCACACTCCTCATCAACTAAAATGAATATCTTTTTAGTTTCTTGTGATGGCGGTATCACATTATTATTTTTATCATATGGGTGGTTAATTCTACTTAAAGACAGTTTTTCATTTAAATCATTAAATAAATTATCAGTGTTAACTTTAAGCTTTTTTAATATCTCAACAGTTTCATTATTATCATCAACTAATATTGATATTAAAATATGTTCTGGTTTTAGAAAATTATCATTCCACACTGAAGCTTCAGATAATGCGTTGTCGATTATTCCCTTAACCTTTGTTTCTATTTCTCTTGCCATGTTATCTATTTTATTTTACAAATATATGTATTTTTTATGGTTAAACAACACACATCACCATTTATTTTAGTATTTTTGTAAAATAAAATAAATAAAACTTAAATTATGTTAAAAAAGAGAGTTGAGATTGGTGGTAAAGTTAAATGTATATATCGGTCATCCAATATATTAGCATCTACTTACACTAAAGAGAGTAGTGAATTAGTAATAATATTTAATAATGGTGGTACTTACCTTTATAATGATGTTAAAGATAATGAGTATATGAGGTTTGAAATTGCTGAGAGTCAAGGTAGTGTATTCAACTCCCATATAAAAACTAAGTCTTTCGAGAAAAAAGATAAAATTGATGTTAACAATATTATTGAAGAATTAGAGAAAGTTGAGTTGATTGAAAGTGTAAAAATTAAAGAAGAGTTGATTAGCTCAATGAATTCACTCTCGGTTATATTCGAGACCACAGGTGAGGTTGACCGTCAATTGCTAAAAGATGTTGAGACTAATATTAGACTATTCAAGGGGGAGGTAATTAGTGAATAAGTTAGATAGAGATTATTTGTCGTTAATTAAAGATGTGTTAAAAAATGGTAATTATAAGGAAGGTAGAAATGGTGGGACTAGGAGTGTTTTTAGTAGACATATAAGACATAAAATGTCTGATGGGTTTCCATTACTTACAACTAAAAAAATGCCATGGAAGGTAATTGTTACCGAATTAATTTGGTTTTTAAGGGGTCATACCAACATTAAGGAATTACTTGATAATAATTGTAACATTTGGAATGGTGATTCGTATGCTAATTATTTAAAAAAACAACCTAAATTTCAGGTTGGGGGAAACAATGTTGATTGCGGTCCTATGAATATTGAGGATTATATAAATAAAATAAAAACTGATGACTCATTTGCTAAAAAGTGGGGTGATTTGGGTAAAATATATGGTTCTCAATGGCGAAATTGGGGTGGTGAGGTTGATTATGATAAAGGTGAGTATAATTTTAAAGGTGGTATAGACCAAATACAAGTTGTCATTGATGAATTAAAGTCTAATCCAGATTCTAGGAGAATTTTTGTTAGTGCTTGGAATGTTGCGGAGTTAAGTGAAATGGTTTTACCACCATGTCATAATTTCTTTCAATTTTATACTAGGGTATTAAGTTATGATGAGAGGGTTACCTTATTTAATAGTAAGGTAAATATTTTGAATCCGTATTTACCACCATTAAAAGAAACGCTAGAGCTTCATAATATACCAACAAGGGCGGTTTCACTATTATTTAATATGAGGAGTTCGGACGTTGGGTTGGGATTACCCTTTAATTTAGCATCCTATGGTTTATTATTAAAGTTAATCGGTGTTATAGTAAATATGGTACCAGAAGAGTTAATCGCTAATTTGGGTGATGTTCATTTATACTCAAACCATATCGAACCAATTAAACCTCAGTTAAAGAGGAGAGGTAAGGTCTTACCTGATGTTTTAATAAGTTCTAAGTTTTTACCAAATGGTGACGGTGAAACTAGGTTTGGTGAGTTAGATTCGTCATTTCAAATTTTAATTAATAATCTTGAAGTAGATGATTTTAAATTAATTAATTATAATTCACATGATAAAATTAAGTTGCCATTGAGTAATTAAAAACAATAAATTAAGTTGTAGTTTACAACAAAGTTAAAATAAAGCACCCAATCGGGTGCTTTTGCTTTTTACATAATATTTATTATTAAAAATAAGATTTAATATGGAAAATAACAACATAAGACCAAACGGTTTGCAAGGTAAAGATAAACTTTCTCGTATGATTGAGTTGATGGGTAAAACATCAATTAATGAAAATGTTACTAGGTCTGTAATTGAGTTAACAAAAAAAGGTCCAGATGGTAATGTCTATGCTATTGTGAGAGAAAACCATAGTTATTTTATTAAAATTAGTACTAACAAGTCTAATTTAGTCATTGAAAACTTCGAATATATTGGTGGTCTTAAAAATAAAACCGATAAATCTTTTGATAGTTATTCAAAGGCATTAAGACAATTAAATTTATCATTTATCAGCCTTGCTGAGGCTAACGGTAAATCTAGTGATATTAATGCATTTTTAAATGATAACTTAATTGAGGGTTTTGGTATTATTAGAGGTAAAGGACATGATGAGCATGTTATGGGGTTAGATGGTGATAGTTCTGAAAATGAGGAAGATGTTGAATATGATGGGGAAGATTGTATGTCTGAAAATGACGAAACTATTGATGAGATGATTGGTGATGATAATGATATGATTGAAGAGAATTTCATTCAAAATAAAAGACTTAAAATTGTTGATACTCTATTAAATATAGATTCGGCTATAGCTGAATCAACTAATGAAAGGGTTGAATTGTTAATAGAGAGTTTAAGTTTGTTATCTGAAAAAGAGCAGAAATTTTTATTAGCTAATTTAAAAAAAAAAAGTTAGTCGAGACTAAATATAAATTAAAAATAAATAACTCAAAACCACCTGAAGATAATTCAGGTGGTTTTGAAGATTCAAGTAACTCTGATGTTGACGCTGGTTTTGACGATGCTTTAGCTAGTGATGGTGTTGACGATGGTGGTAGTGATAAACCTTTTGATGATGAACCTTTTGACGCTGGTGTTGAAAGTAATGAGGATGAAGACCCAAAGAAATATATTCAACAATTATCTGGGAAGTTAGGTCAATCAATTAGAGCTTACACTGATAAAGTGGGTCAGCCTGATTTAGAGTTAGAAAAATTCGCAATAAATTCAGTTATATCAGCTACTCATTCAAGTGATATGACACCTGAGGATAAGCAAGATATTATTAAAAAAATTAATAATTCTGGTGATGATGATAATACCGTAGATGGTGGTGATGAGCAAGGTGATAATACCGTAGATGGTGGTGGTGGTCACCAAGGTGGTGAGCAAGGTGGTGAACAAGGTGGTGAGCAAGATGATTCTTCTGGGATTGAGGATTTTGAAAAGGCGTTAAATAGTGAGAGTGTTATCAACGAGAACTTAGATTCGGTAAGTTTTGTCAAATTTGTTGGTATGACTGATGATGAAATTACTGTTATTTTAAATGTTAATGGTGAAAATAAATTAATTAAATTTTACAAGGAAGAACTTTTATCCCAACCAAGTTCTCATGATGAAAGTTGGTTCTACGCATATGATGGGGTTGATAGGGATGGCGTAAAGTATGAGGCTGTGGGTTCATTCTTGGGCCACCCAGATACTAACCTAGAGTTTGAGGATATTAGTGAATTTAGCGTTTCTAAAAAAAATGAAAGTTTTGTGGTTGAAAGTGGTATTGAAATATTACCAAAGGAACATAAACAAGTTTTTGTTAACGCTAAATTAGGTGTTAAAGAAAGTGTTGCTAGTAGAATTACAATTATTAAGAATGATGATGAGGTTGAGACACCAACTAAACCAAAAGTTAGCCCTAAAACGATTCCGAGTAGGAGGGAAAAACCTTGGGTGGTTCCAATAATAAAACCACAACCAAAAGCTGTTAAGTAATGAAGGAATTGTTTTTAATATACGTTAATGAATTAGGTGAGGATTGGAAGGGTGATTTAATTTATGAATTCATTTTTTCAGATACAACCGATAACGTTGAGGGTGAGGATTGGGATGTTTACCCAGCTTCTGGACAACCAGAACCACCTAAAGTTACTTGTGTTAAGAGGGTTGGTAAACTTGAATCTAAATTCAGGTTATCCTTGGTACAAAATAGTGATACATTCGCAGTTTGGGATGCTATTGATGGGGTTATAGGTTTAGCTTGGGAGAATATTAGTGATTATGAAGAATACCCTGATAAAAGAGTTGCTTTCCATTTTGGTGAGTTGTTGGGTGATGTTGAGAATAAATTATATGAGAAAGATTTAATATTAGAATATAAAAATACAAGTAATAAAAATAGTAAAAATGGGAAATAGAATAAAAAAACGAATTGTTGAGGCTAATAATAAAGGGGTTTATGGTTTACCAAAAACTAAACTTGTTGAGGATAGTTATGGTGAAGATAAGGTAATACCGTTAAGTAGGGTTTATTCAATCGCTAAAAAGGCTGGTGCTCATGTTTCTGATTGTGAAGATGATATACTTAATTTATACATGGTTTATTCGGACTCCATTGGTGTCCCAACGTCTAAAATTAAAGCGGTTTTAACTCATTATGATTTGAAATTCTCAGATTTGAAAGGACCTGAACCTAAATTAAAGCCTAGTGTTGAGTTTGCTCAACATTTTAACTCATCATTGGATGAGGATGAGGATGAGGATGTTAGTAGAGGTGTTGAACATGGTAGAAGTGAAACTGATGCGTCCAGATATGAGTGGGAAGAGCTATATCGTAATATTAGTGGGGAAGCTGATGGTAGTGAGGAGTCTATTAAAGAAGTAGATGGGGAAGAAGAAGAAGAAGGTGGACTTAATGTTGGTGATTTAAGGAATGATGTTGCTAAGTTTATTGATAAACTTGGTTTATCTCAATTTGAATCTATTCTTAAAAAGATAAACACACCAATAGAGCAAGCTGAGGTAATAGCTGCGTTTGCTGAAAAGGTTGGCGTACCTAGAGTTAAATTAGGTGTAATCGTGAAACAATTAAGGGCCGTTGGTGAAGGTAATCTTATTAAAACTAGAGGTGGTTTAGTGAGTGAAGTTATAACTAAATCTGATTTATCAAAATCAATAAAAAGTAATAAAGATGAGTAAATATAGGGAGATAGCTAGGAAAGCTTTGTTGAATAATTTCATAAAAAAACCTATAACTGAAGGTATGTTGTTGTACGATGAAAAGCATAATGAAAAAGTTAATGGTACATTATCGAAAGAATTAAGGGATAGGAAACATTCATTAGGTAATCACCCTATATTTCCAGAGAGTGATGAATCTCATTTTGAAGAGAAATTAATATCAAAAAGGTTTGGTGATGTTCTTAAAACCTATAAAAGACATTTCGAGGTTGATGAGATAGCGGATGTTGATGTTTATAATAATTCAGCTTCTATAATGAATAAAATCATACCAATTGAAAGTGAGTGTATGGGTGATTTAACTGAATTGGCTATCAGAATAGTTAGGGAGGAGTTTGATATGAGTGAAAATGATGTTTTAGTTGAGGCTGAAATTGTTAGTAAAATAACTTTAAATGGTATTAATAAAAACCCAGCACCGATATCAATTGATGGGATGGAATTTGATAACCATGCTTCAATATCTAAAGCAAATAGTGAAGTTTATAAAAGAAGGTTTATTAATTCGTTGATTCAAGGTAGTGCTAATAAGTGTAACCACTTATTTCATATGTATGAAAGTGAGATAATGGACATTGACCATAAATTACCAAGTTTATACGCTAAATTAGTTGTTGCGGTTGATTATAGTTATTTTATTAATGATGATTCAAGACCTAAATTAACTAGTGGTTTATCTGAAATAGATTTTAATGATGAAAATAAACCAATTATTAAAGCACAAGCTTTAACATTCCCAATATTGGTCCATGAATTAGTTAAAGGTGCTATGGAGATATTATCCTTACACGGTTTACCTAAAGAGAGTAAGATGGTTGAATATGTATTAGGTAAAGCTGATTACCTAGCTGCTGAAACTTGGGATTTAAGGTTAGGTACTTGTTTATGGGAGAAATTTTTAGAGTCAATAGGTGATGATGATTACAAAATTAAACATCATATATTTCAAGATTTGATTAGCTTACCAGTTGATGAGTTTAACACGATAATGAGGGAGGTTATGAGTGGTACTAAAGAAGGTCATGATATTATTGATGCGATATCTAATAATATTAAAGATGATTTGGATATGGAAGATGAAATAAATAATGATAGGTTTAACTTAGATGATTTAGACGATTTATCGGTAGATGATTTTAATTAATAAAAAGACTAGTTTTACTAGTCTTTTTATTTTTATTAACATTTTAATTATAGATTGTATTTATTAATAAAAAAATATGTTGACAAATGAAGAAATATTTGAAGAATATTTACTATGTTCTGAAGACCCAAAATACGCCATTGAAAAATATTTAAAAACTTTTGATAAAACCCAAGAGGGTTTTGTACCGTTTAAGTTGTTTAAAAAACAACGTGAAATTATTGATAATTATGAAAAATACCGTTTTAATTTAATAACAAAACCGAGACAAGCTGGTATATCAACAACAACACAAGCTTATGCTGCTATGAAATGTGTTTTTGCTGATAAAAATAACCCAGAAACAATTATTGTTATCGCTAATAAGTTGACCCTAGCTAAGAAATTTGCTAAGGGTATTAAAGATTTTGTAGCTCAAATGCCAAGATGGGCTTGGGGGCCAGAATATTATGGAACAAAGGAGAAGGAAAAGGTAACTATATTTGAAAAAGATTCTCAAATTGAGATAGAGTTAATTAACGGTAGTAAAATTATCGCTGTGGCAACATCAACGGATGCGTTAAGGGGTTATACACCAACATTCCTTATATTTGATGAAGCAGCTTTTATCGATAAGGGTGCGGAATTATATGGTGCGGCCATCACATCTTTAGGTTGTTTAACCAAAGAAAGTTTAATATTAACGGAAAATGGGTTAGTTGAATTAAATGAATTAGTTACCGAAAAAGATAATATTGGTTTTACTGATTTAATTACACCACATAAAGTTTGTAATATGTATGGTAATATTGTCGATGCAACTCAAACTTTTGTTAGTGAATACGGTAAAACATTTAGATTTAAAACAAAGTTAGGTATTGAATTAGAAGGTAGTTGGAAACACCCAATTTTAGTGAAAAGGGGATGTGATGATATTTGGGTTAAAATGAATGATTTAGTTGTTGGTGATGAACCAATAATACAGTACAATCAAAATTATTTTGGTGGTGATAGTTCTTTTAAATTCGAGTATAGTAAACGTAGTGATAATATAAATTTACCTATAAAATTAGAAGATAATTTAAACTTCACCTATTTGTTAGGGTTATTCCTTAGTAAAGGTAATTTCACAACAAATGGTGTTACAATTACTAATATTGATGAAAATATTAGTGACTTTTTATTAAAAGATGAAGCTAATTTAGGTAATGAATTCAAAAAATCAGGTGATAAATATTTAACGTTTAACTCAAATGAGTTAATAGAGTGGTTTACCTTATTTGGTTTTAAAAAATGTAATGCTAGGGATAAAGAAATACCTTTAAACATTTTAAAGATGCCTAAAATGGTAATTAAGGCTTTCCTACAAGGTTTATTTGATAGTGGTAGTGTTACTACACAAAAACATATTAAATACAGTGCAACATCAAAAAAATTAGTTAAGACATTACAGACATTATTATTGAATTTTGGAATAGTATCAAGTATTAAATATTCCAATGGTAAAAATGTTTGTGGTGTATATGATTTAAAAATACATTCGGAAGACGCTATTAAGTTTTACGATGAAATTGGCTTTAGGTTGGAAATGAAACAAAATGGTCGAGATTTTTTATTAAATAAGATGGTAAATTCTGTATTTACATCAGTAATTGAAAATAAAAGTATATTCATAGATGAAATAGTTCTAGTTGAAGAATTTGAAGATTACACATACGATTTACACGTCCCAGATTCTAACTCATTTATATCAAACGGTGTTATAAGTCATAATACTGGTGGTAAATCAATTCTAATTTCAACCCCAAATGGGTATGACGCTTTGTATTATAAAACTTATGAGCAATCGATAAATGGTGATAATGATTATAACATAATAGAAATGAAATGGTATCAAGACCCAAGATACAATAAAGATTTAAGATGGTTAAATAAAGAAGGGGTTTCATTTTCTGAGGTTGAGTTTACGCATGAGTCATACGAGGCTAGTTTGAGGGAAAACCTTAAACCAACCTCTAAGTGGTATGAGGATATGTGTAAGGGTATGAATAACGATAAGAGGAGAATTTCCCAAGAGTTAGATGTATCATTTTTAGGTTCTGGTGGTAATGTAATAGACGATGAGTATATTATGATGCAAGAAAATTTAAATGTGTGTGACCCAAAGTTTATCGATAAGAAATATTTTGATGGTCAGTACGGTTTAATTTGGGTTTGGGATGAACCAATTGAAAAACATGAGTATATTATGGCTTGTTTACCTATTGGTGAAAAAGTTTTAACTGAAAATGGGTTAGTTAATATAGAGGATGTTAAATTTAGTGATAAATTAATTGGGGAGAATGGTGAGTATGTTAATATTATTAACACTCAGATTTACCCAGTTGTTAATGAGGATGTTTATGAAGTTAAAATGAGTAACACCTTTAGAACTACTAAATTCACAAAAGAACACCCAATATTAATTAGTAAACCAAATTTAGACCTTAATCATGAAAAAAATGATTTTAATTACACCAAAATGGAGAGTGTTGAAATTGGGGATTGGTGTAAGGTACCTAATATTTATAAAAAAACAATTGAGGGGGTATTTGACGGTAAATGGGTTAGTAACCCTGATTTTGATAGTGATAACCCATTAGAGGTCTTAGATTTTTGGTGGTTTATCGGAGTTTGGTTAGGTAATGGGCAATTAGATGACGTGAAAAACTCACATACTATGTCATTATCTTTTAATAAAACTGATACGGATAAAATGGATAAGTGTTTTTTGTTAATTAATAAAATTTTTAACGTGAAACCATCTGTAGTTGAGGAAGGTCCATTAGTGAATTTAGTATTCGATTCTAAGTTTTTATATTATTTTATATTAGAAAATTTTGGTGAGAATAAGGATAATAAAAAGATAGCAGAATGGGTTAAATTCACACCTAAAGAATATAAAGAAGAATTGTTAAGAGGGTGTTTGGGTAGTTCTTTATTAATAAATGTTGATAAAGATAGTCCTAAGATTTCATTTGTTAGCGTTAATTTAACTTTATTAGAGTCTATCCAAGATATTATTTTTTCATTAGGGGTGATATCGTCAATCAATAAATTAAAGGGTGATAAGCGAAAAGAGATTTATAATTTAAAATTAAGTAATTATAGTAGTTTAGAGTTAATTAAATTATTATATGATGATTTAAATACATTTAGTTTTGTTGATGACGTAACTTTAAATAAGGGTTCTGTAAAATCATGTCATTTTGATGATGATAAAGATTATATTTATTTTAGAGTTAACGATATAACTAGAAGTGAATACACTGGTAATGTATATAATTTTGAATGCGAAACGCATACTTTTATGTGTCATCATATAACGACACATAATTGTGATGTTGCTAGGGGTGATGGTTCAGATAGTTCCACTTTTCAAATAATTGATTTCACAACTATGGAACAAGTTTGTGAGTATCAAGGTAAGATACAACCCGATTTATTCGCTGAAATTATTGATGACTATGGTAAGAGGTATAACGCTTATGTTGTGGTTGATAATATTGGTGTTGGTGGGACTACCGCTATGAGGTTAGAAGAAATGAAATACCCTAATTTACATTATGATGAATCTAAATCTAGGTTATTTAATACTAACACAAACCCTATAGATGATAAGAATAAAGTGCCAGGTTTTAACGTCAACGGAGTTAGACTTAATTTGGTTTCACTATTAGAGGAAAAGGTTAGAACTAACACCGTTAAGATTAGGTCTAAGAGGTTAATTAATGAAATGAGAACTTTCATATATAAAAACGCTAGACCTGACCATATGGAAGGTTATCACGATGATTGTTTAATGGCATTAGGTATGGGTTTATGGGTATTGGAGCATTCATTTAAAAAACTTAGAAAAGTATCAGAAATGACAAAATCTATGTTAAGTGGTTGGATAATGCCTAACAATAATATTGATAGTGTGGTTAATAGTGGGTTTGTACCTAAAGATAGTAAAAATAAAAAGTCTTTACCAAAACCTAAATTTTCAGCGGTAGTAGCTAAGAATATGCAAGACCCAAATGGTGATTATAGTTGGTTATTTAGTGGTTTCAAATAAAATAATATAAAGTAAAATAAATAAAATGAGTAAAAAGGTTTTTTCATGTAAACCATATAGTAGTTTTTTATACACATGGTCACCAGATACTGAGATAAATAAAAATAAGTCTAACTCAGTTGATAAATTAAAAACCCCAAGTTATTGCAATGCTGTGACCTCATCCCAAGGTGAGGATTGGGTGGTTACATATGTGTATGATAAAACATTTGATGGTATTTACCATAGATGGGCATACGTAGAGTGTGATTACGTGGAATAAGGCTTTATTTTATAATAAAATAAAGTATATTAACATTAAAATTAAAATATAAAAATGTCAAATAATAATAAAACAGTTTTCCAGAAATTAAGTGATATATTCACTAGAGATGGTGTTGCTATTAATAAACAAAATACTAATAGATATTCAATCGGTAATAATGAGATTTTAAGGACCTCATCAAAAGAAGAGTTTGAAACTGCTAAATTACAAGCACAACAAAAGAAATATTTGAGTAAAAATTGGGCTAAGATTGATAGTGAAATGTTTCAAAAGTCAGTTCATTATGAGACAACTCGTGTTGGTTCCTATTCCGATTTTGAAAATATGGAATTTTACCCTGAAATAGCAGCAGCTTTAGATATAATGATGGAAGAGTCTACAACCGTAAATAATTATGGTAAGGTTCTTAATATATATTCAAATAGTAAAAGGGTTAAAACAATTTTAGAAGATTTAATGTTCAGTAAATTGGATTTACACACTAATCTACCAATGTGGACTAGGAATACCCCTATTAGGGAGGATAGTATTATACCATTATTAGATGGAACTGAAGTAACTATTAAGGTGTTATCCGAAATGGTTAAAAATGGTGAGGAAGTTTGGAGTTATTCAATTCAAGATGAAACAAAAGCTATTGTACCTAGTAAAATAACATGGTGTGATTTAACTAGAAAAGATAGTGAGCTATATAGGGTAACATTAGACGATGGGACATATATTGATACCACACCAGACCATGAGTATATGCTTAGAGATGGGTCATTTAAAAGAGCCGATGAATTAATCGAAGGCCAACCTTTAATGCCTTTCCACACAAAAAAAAGTGAAAATAAAATAGATTCTATTGGTGGTTATGAGAAAGTTTATAACCCATCAAGTATCAAATATAGGTTTACACACTCTATGGTTTCAAATCAATGTATTAGGGACTTAGTTTACGAAAAATCTATTGGGGGCCAATTTGTTACGCATCACATAGATTTTAATAAATTAAATAACACCCCTAGTAATTTAATAAGGTTAACATGTTCATATAATTTAAAATTACCTGTAGAACATTTTGATAAAACATTAGACTCACCAGAGGTTACCAAAAAAAAGGTGGGTGGGGTAAATGTATTTTCAGTTGAAAAGTTAACTGAAACTTCAGACGTATATTGTTTAGAAGCTGTTGGCCCTAATGGAGAACAAGATAGACATAATTTCCCAGTTTGTAGTAAAGACTCTAATAGTCAATACGTTAGAGGTGGTGTGTTTTTATCCAACTGTAAATATGGTGATAATTTTTTACACCTAAATATAGATGATAAGAAAGGTGTTATCGGTGTTAGGCAATTACCAAATTTTGAGATAGAACGAAGAGATTTCGATTTTTTCGAAAATATGGGTGTTGCAAATTCAGATGATAGTAATAATAAAACAAAGTTTCTTTGGAAGGGTAGAGATGTTGTGTTTAATTCTTGGCAAATAGCCCATTTTAGGTTATTAGGTGATGATAGAAAATTACCTTACGGTACCTCAGTGTTAGAGAAGGCTAGGCTAATTTGGAAACAATTACGTTTATCAGAGGATGCTATGTTGATTTATCGTGTAACTAGAGCACCAGAAAGACGTGTATATAAAATATTTGTTGGGAACATAGATAATGAGGATGTTGAATCTTATGTTAATGATATCGCTAATAAATTTAAAAGAACACCATTGATTGACGCACAAACTGGTCAGATGGATTTAAGGTATAACCAAATGGGTTATGACCAAGATATATTCATACCTACTAGAACTGAAAACGCTGAAACACCAATAGATACACTACCAGGTGCATGTATCGCATTAGATACCAGAATACCATTATTAGATGGTAGAACATTAGAGTTAAGTGAAATAATAAGTGAATGGGATAATGGTAATAAAGATATGTTGGTTTACTCTTGTGACCCTAATACAGGTGCCATGGCCCCAGGGATTATAACATGGGCTGGTGAAACTAGAATGAACACTGAAGTTATGAAAATAACGTTAGATAATGGTGAGTCTATCACAACAACACCTGACCATAAATGGGTACATAGAACCAAAGGATTCGTTGAGGCTCAAGATTTGGTTGTTGGTGATTCATTAATGCCTTTCTATAGAGATACTAATGAACGTGAGAAAGTTTGGGATTCAGCTAAACAAGAGTGGGTATTTACATATATAATGGTTAATGATTTTACAAAAAATGAAGGCGTTGAAAATAAAATGTCCGATGCTGAGGCTAATTATAACCATAAAATAATTACTATTGAATTTCTGGAATTGAAGCAAGATACTGGTACAATTACCGTAGATGGTGATGAATTATACCATAATTACCACACATTCGCAACAGAAGCTGGAGTGTTTATTAAAAATTCTAATCTAGACCAAATAGCTGATATTGAGTATTTACAAAGGAAATTATTCACAGCTTTAAGAGTACCTAAATCGTTTTTGGGTTTTGATGAGGCGACTGGTGAAGGTAAGAACTTAGCTTTACAAGATATTCGTTTTTCCAGAACGATTAATAGGATTCAACAATCTATGATTCAGGAGCTAAATAAGATTGCGATTATCCACCTATACCTTTTAGGTTTTGAGGATGATTTAGATAACTTTACATTAACACTTAATAACCCATCAACACAAGCTGAAATGCTTAAAGTAGAGCATTTGGGTAATAAATTTGATGTTTATAAGAACGCTGTGAGTGATGCTGGTAATGGTTTTGCCACAATGTCAATGACTAGGGCCAAGCGTGATATATTAGGTTGGAGTGCTGACGAGATAAAGCAAGATTTAATTGAACAAAGAATGGAAAAGGCCGCTGCTTCCGAATTAGAAAACACTTCTAACGTAATTAAACATACGGGTTATTTTGACACGGTTGATAAGATTTATGGTGATATGGATGTTGCGCTAAAAGGTGGTGGCGGTGAAGATGATGCTGATGTTGATAGTGAAGGTGGTTCACCTGATGGTGGCGGTTTCGGAGGTGGTTTCAGTGATGATGCTGGTGGTGATGATTTAGATTTCGGTGATGAGGATGATACCATTGAAGATGATGCTATTGAAGGTGGAACTGACGATGCTATTGAAGGTGGAGCTGATGATGCTGCTGAGGATGGTGAGGGTGATGACTTCTCGTTTGAATCTAAAACACTTAGAAGTAATTTAATTAATGAGAAAATTGGTGAGCGAAAGTTAATCTTAAATAAAAAATTAGAAAATCGTAAGGGTAAGTACGTTAAAAATTATTTAAATAAATTAATTGAGTCGGTTACTATTAATGGTGTTGATGACACGGTAGAGCGTAACATTGATTCTAAAAATGAAAAAATAAATAGTAACATCAATAAAATGATGATTGAAATAGATAAAAAATTAAAAGAGTAATAAATAACTTTACTAATATTTTGCATATTTATTAATAAAAAAGATATGCAAAATTTTGGTAAAATAAAAACAACATTCAACACTTTATTAGCTGAAAGTTTGGGTGGTGGTGTTGGTAGTGAAGGCAATAAAAAAATTTTTGGGGAATTTGTAAGATTAGTTAAAGAGAGTGTAATACTTAGAACACAATTTAACGTGTTCTACGCTATCGAGGGTAAGGCTGAGGCTGACTCTTTTAAATCAAGTGAGTATGTTAAGGAATCAATTAATTTACTAAAAAAGTTTAACAACGATAAAATACTCGAAGAAAATTTAAAATTAATATCAATATTAAAAAAAAATAATATTAAATTGATTGAAAGTTATGAGAAATTGGAATTACATGAAAATATCAGTAATTTAATTTTTAACAAACCTAATAGTAGAAATATTGATATGGTAGTGGAGTCATTATCAAAAGTTGTTAAATATGTTAATAGTAACGATGTTGTTATAACTGAGAAGAATGATAGCCTAATCCCAAATTCAGTTTTAATCAGTATGTTTGTTGATAAGTTTAACGATAAGTATGGTGATTTGACCGTTGAGAATAAAGAAATTATTAAGATATCTTTATCAACTAATGAAGAAGATAAAAAGGTTATGTTTAATAAAATTAAGAATGAGTGTATTGAATTAGTAAACACCAACCTTAGTGAGAGTAATGATATTGATATAAAATCTAAATTATTAGATGTTAAAGACTCACTTTTAAGGATGGAATTTATTTCCGAAAATTACATTTCAGATATTACTAAAGTAATTGACTTGAAAGAAGCTTTGATTGAATAATTAATAATAAAAATAAAAACTTAAGAGATGCCAGAAGGACAAATGGGCGGTTGGTTATTAGAACAAGCACCAGTTATAGTAGTTATGGGGGTCGTTATTTGGTGGTTAGCTAAAAGGTTAGTTAAATCTGAGAGTTGTAAAGACGAAATGGCTAAGGATGTGATTAAAATAACAACCCTATGGGAGAGTAAAGCGAATAAAATGAGTGATAGTGATGATTCTACTAAACATGAGATTATCACGTTATTACATGAGATAAGAGCTTTACTACATAAATAATAAATAAAAAATTTTTAAGTATGAGTTTATTTGGTAGTATATTTAATAATTTAGATAGTGAGTCTTATTTAGAGGCCAAAAAAAGTTTATCTAGGATTAAGGAAAGAATTAGTGATTTTGAGGATATTTACCCAAACATATCACGTTGTGATTTAAAATACATTAAATATAAATGGGTTGATTTACCATTAACAATTGGTGTTGGGGTTTCAGTCATGGGGTTGGGTGGTGATGATTTTTTCACTTCAAACCTAACACGTTTTAAAGAAAGCGGTTATTTATTACCTCACGAACATAAAAATTCATTTGAACATAATAAAGTGATTAAAGGTGAGGTCATAAATAAGGTAAATGGTTACACCTATAAAGAGGGTGATACTTTTACTATTAATAACAACGAAAAACACCACTTATTCGCAAATAAAGAAAGTGAAATATTTTGCGTTTTGTCAGATAATTTAGATTATTTACCATTAGCGTTAATAGATTATAGATTTTTAAGCGTTTTTACCTACTAAACTAGGTAATATAATTCTTAACTAACTAATTGTTAATAGTTTAACTAATTGACTTTTAATTTTTTTATTACTATATTTAACATAAAAAAATGTTAAAAGGTAGAGGTAAAGAAGTTGAATTGATTATAAGTGATGATTATAATGTTTTAATTGGTACGGTTGACAATAAGAACCCAAAATCGATTTATTATAAGGTTAGTGGTTGGGGAGAACCTTTAATTGATGATGATAATATAGATTATCAAAAAGTTATTAATAAATTAAATAAAGACATTAAAAAACACACACACTCTGAGCTTGACTGTGATATGTTTAATTGTGATATTACCATTATTGATTTAGACATGCGTAAATCTGGTGTGTGTTTTAATAAGAAAAGTTTTATGTGTTGTGAGATTACTTTATTTCAATTAAATGAACACGCTATTACATCTAATAAAATTATCGATACTAGTGTAGAGTTGTTAAGTAAAATATTAAGTAGCGTTTTTGATAAGAACGAATATTTTAAATTCAGTAAAAAAAAGAAATAATAAGATTAAGAAATAATAAAAGGTCAATAAGCGCAAGTTTATTGACCTTTTTATTTTAATAATATATTTATCAATAAAAAACATGTCTAGAATATTAACTGAAAAAGCGGGTAAGGGTAAATTTGGGTTGCTTACAGAGCAAGACTCTGGTTTCATCGAACCAAACGATATTAGGAATAAAAGGTTTGTTAATGAGGTTAATCAAATAGGACAAAAAAATACTATCATGGTTGAACCTTTGGTTTTATTCGTTGTTCTACAAAAATATGGTATTAAGAATAAAAACGGTAGGATATACCCAGAACATATTTTAAGACGTGAAGCTGATAGATATCAACAAGTTATTAATGAAAGGTCCGCAATTGGGGAGTGTGTCCCAAGAGATACTGGTATTTTCACTAAAAATGGTTGGAAAAATATTCAAGATGTTAAAATTGGGGAGGAAATTTTCACATTAAACACTGAAACAAATCAATTAGAAGTTCAAAAAGTTCAAAGAACAACTGATAAGTTATATAATGATGATATGATTCATATCTATAATGGTGGTTCTCTAGATATGCTGGTTACTAAAAAACATAAGGTAGTTTTATGGGATAAAAACGATAAACCATATATTTTAACAGCTGAAGAATTATTTAATAAGATTAAAACTAATGACTCAAAAATTAGTCAATCAACAATAAAGAATTCTGGTGAATGGTTGGGTGAAACCCCAGAGTTAATTGAAATTCCTAATAGCGATTTATCAATTGATTCTAATTTATGGGCCTCTTTTTTAGGTGTTTACTTAACTCATGGGTATTGTGATGAAACTAATTTGGTTGTTATCGATGATGTAAAGGGTGAATCGAGTGTTGCGATTGAAGGTTTATTAAAAGGGTTACCATTTGATTATACATTATCAAATGATAAAGAATATATAATTGATAATAAAGCTTTATACAATTTTTTAAAACCATTAGGGGATTCTAACGAGAAATACGTACCTCAATACGCTAAAGATTGGTCGATTAATTTATTAAATGAGTTACTAACTTGGATGTTATTAGGTGAAAGTGATAATGGGATAATTAGAGAACATTCTTCTACTAGTGATAAATTATCTGAAGATATTTTTGAAATATTCTTAAAGGTTAGTAATGGTGCGAATTTTAGTAAAACTAAACAAAAAGATGTTTTTATCGATGAAGAAGTTGATATTGATGGTGAGTTAATGTTAATTAAAAAAGTTGTTAAATCTAAAGAGTTAAATGTTATATCTGAAATAACATCAAAGGGTTTATCATTAGATACAAGATTTATTTACGCTGAAAAAATACCGTTTGATGATAATGTTTATTGTGTGACTGTGGAAAATGGTACATGGTTAATGAGGTACAATAATAAAATTTCTTGGACTCATAATAGTGACCACCCAGAAAGTTCTATTATTTCAAATGATAGAGTTTCACATGAAATAAAGAAAATATGGTGGGAAGGTAAAACTTTAGTAGGTGAAATGGAGATTATAATGTCACCAGGTTTCATAAACCAAGGTATAATCTCATGTGAAGGTGATAGAGTTGCCAATATGTTAAGAAAAGGTATTCGTGTTGGGGTTTCATCAAGAGGGGTCGGTTCTTTAGATGAAATTAAAGGTGAGTTGATTGTTCAAGAAGATTTTGAGTTAATTTGTTGGGATATAGTAACTAGCCCATCAACACCAGGTTCCTACATGTTTAATAACAGTAGCGAGGCAAAGCCATTCATGGAATCTGAAGTTAAAACTAGTAATCTATTAATCGATAAATTAGATAGGTTTTTATTAAAATAAGAAAATAATAAAAAAAATATATAAAAAAAGAGTTTTTGTGTAACTCCCATATATTTATTAGGAAATGCAAGAGATTGTATAATTAATATTTTTAAAAAAAACAAAAATAAAAATGACCAACAAAAAAAATTCTATAGTAGAGAGTGCGATGTTAGATATTAAAACTATCCAAGAAGCATTAAATCAAAACACAAAAGGAATACTCCATAACCTTGCGTTAGGAGAAATCGATAGTGTTGTTACGAAAAGTATAAATGAAATGTACGAAGAGGAAGATGTAGCTGAAATGTATGAGGGTGAAATGTACGAGGATGAAGAAGGTATGGAAGATGATTCCCAATCTGAAGATTCAATGGAAGTTGGTGCAGAAGCTGATGCTGATGCTGAAGAAATTACACCAGAAGTTGAACCAGAAATGGGTGATATGGGTGGTACTGATTTAGATAATCTTAATGTTGACTCAGAGGAAGGTAGTATTGAAGACTACGATGCTGAAGAAGGTGGTATTGAAGACTACGAAATGGACATGACAGGTGCTTCTGATGAAGATGTTTTAAATGTTTACAAAAAATTAAGCGGTGATGATGAAATCGAAGTTGTTTCCGATAACGAGGTTTTAATTAAAGACCCAGTTAGTGGTGCTGAATACCAAGTTAAATTTGGTGGTAACAAAGCTGGTGCTGGTATTAAAGGTTTAGATTATGACGATAATGAAGACGAAGATGTTATCGTACCAATGTCAGTCCAAAATGTTGAACCAGAGATGGGTCCAGAAGACACTGAAGATTTAGAAGGTGTTGAAGATTTAGAAGGGGTTGAAGATTTAGAAGGTGCTGAGGATTTGGAAGATGCTGAGGATTTAGAAGACGTTGAGGATGGTGATGAAATGGCTGAAAATGTTGTTTATGAAATCGATATGAGTGACGATAGTGAATCACTTGAAGAAGCTATCCCAGTTGGAAGTGCTCAGGGTCGAAGAGTGCCAGGTAAAGCAACACCAATAAAGGGTGCTGGTGCTAAAGGATTAGCAGAGGCTAATAAAAAGTATAACACTTTATTATCTGAGGCTAGGAAAATTAAAAAGGAAAATGATGAGTTAAAAGTTGCCTTAAATAAATTTAGAAGAATGTTAGGTGAGAGTGTTGTATTTAACTCAAACTTAAGTTATGTAACTAGATTATTTATGGAACATTCAACAACCATTTCTGAAAAGAAAATTATACTTGGTCGATTTGATGAAGAAGTTACTACAATTAAAGAATCTAAAAAGTTATATAAAACAATTTCAAGTGAATTAGGTTCTAAAAAACCTATGATTGAATCTGTTGAGGGTAAAATTATTAAAGAAGGTAGTTCTAGTGTTTCTAATCAATTAAATGAGAGTCCTGTTGATTACAGTACCTCTAGAATCAATGACTTAATTAAAAGAGTCGAAAAAAGATAATAAAATAAAATAAATTAAAGTTAAAAAAAAGAATTATGTCAAATTTATTAACAAGCGGTCATGTTGGAAACATTGGTTTAAACCACATGAAAGCGGTACGTGAAAGTGTACAAACAAAATGGGATTCATTAGGATTTTTAGATGGTCTTAAAGGTCACGTTAAAGAGAATGTTGCTCAATTATTCGAAAATGAAGCGACTCATTTATTAAACGAATCTACAACTGCGGATTCATCAGGTTCTTTCGAAACTGTTGTATTCCCTATTGTAAGAAGAGTTTTCTCTAAATTATTAGCTAATGAAATTGTATCGGTACAAGCGATGAGTATGCCAATTGGTAAATTATTCTTCTTCGTTCCAGTTATTTCTGAAAGAGTTACCGCTGGGGCAACTCAAAGTCACACATCAATGGCTGAAGGTGGTTTACCTTCATGTATAACTGTTGGTGCTGGTTGTGAAATGACAACGTTCCAAGGTAAGAATCTTTATGATATTTACTATAATGATGGTTTATTTGACCACTCAAAAGGTGAAATTACTATTAAAACAGGTTCTTATGATGTAGTTACTTTAGGTGCTGGTGGTAACTTTACAGTTGCAAATGGTTCAAGGTTACCAGGTTCTACTGATGGTACTATAAGAGGTGTTATGTTAGCAGTTAAAGGGTTTAACTCAGTTCAAAAAGGTAGATTAAATGGTCCAGATGGTAATCAAATGGATACTGAATCTTTCTTAGCTTCATTAATGGTTATTAATGGTGTTGCACCAATTCTTAGCCCAGATGGTGATGTAATTGTAGCTCCAGGCGCTGTGATTCCATTTAGATTGGTTACTCAAAGATACGGTAAAGGTATTGTTGGTTACGATAACATTTGTGATGCAGATGGTAATCTTTATGTTGAATTAGATATCACTAACCCAGTTTCTGCTACAGGTACTGAGACTTTTGATGGTTATGTTGGTTCAGAAGCATTTACTGCTAATACAGCTTCATTCTTAGTTTCATGGGCTGAATACGCATCTCTTGAATTAGAGACTGAAATGGGAGAAGTTTCTTTCAAATTAGACGAGGTAGTTGTATCTGTTGAAGAAAGAAAATTGAGAGCTACTTGGTCTCCAGAGCTTGCTCAAGATGTTAGTGCTTTCCATAATATCGATGCTGAAGCTGAATTAACTGCAATGTTATCAGAGCAAGTTGCGGCTGAAATTGATAGAGAAATCCTTAGAGACTTAAGAAAAGCAGCTGCTTGGCAAATAAGATGGGATTATAACGGATGGAGAAAAACTTCATTAGCAGCGAATGCTTATACTCAAAAAGATTGGAATCAAACTTTAATCACTAGAGTTAATCAAATTTCTGCTCAAATCCACAAATCTACGTTAAGAGGTGGTGCTAACTTTATTGTTGTATCTTCTGAGATTTCAGCTATTTTTGATGATTTAGAGTACTTCCACGTATCTGACGCATCAGCTGAACAAGATAACTACAACATGGGGATTGAAAAAGTAGGTTCATTAAGTGGTAGATACCAAGTGTATAGAGACCCTTATGCTCCAGCTAACTCTATGATTATAGGTCATAAAGGTAAGTCATTGTTAGACACTGGGTATATCTATGCTCCATACGTGCCATTACAATTGACACCTACAATGTATAACCCATTCAATTTTGCACCAGTAAAAGGTATTATGACTAGATATGCGAAAAAAGTTGTAAATAACAGATTTTACGGGCATATTTCTGTTGATGGTGTTCCAACATTTAACCTTAATGAATTAAGATAATTAATTCTTTATTATAAAACTTAAAAAGTCTAACCGAAAGGTTAGACTTTTTTTGGTTTACATAATATTTATAAACATAAGATAAAGTTTAGATTTATGAAATTAAGTAAAATATTAAATAATATTATTAAAGAGGGTTTAAGTCGTGAGATATTAAAAAATTTAGAGAATGATAATAAAACAACATTACCTAAGATTCTAAGTAATAAAATATTCTTCCACGAAGTTCCAGATATGGGTGTGATATTAAAATCAACTAAAGGTGGTAATGATGATTTAACAAATAATAAAGGTGATGGTTTTGTTTTAACAACAGTTAACGTTAAGATGATTATCCCAACCCAAAGAAGTATAAACATAGATAACCTAAAATCAGTTAGTGGTGTCGGAACTAATGGTGTTGAATTAGCTAAGGATAATCAATTCTATTTCGTTATAGATGGACACCATAGAATAGCTAATGCCATTTTAAATGGTGAAACTGAAATTGATGTCAAAGTTTTTGGTGGTGAGTAAAGATTTTAAAACACTTTTTAAAGCTATTTAAGGCAATTTCACAACATTTGACGACTTAATTAAAATACAAACCGTTTAAACGGTTTGTATGGCTTAAAAATGTGTTTTAGTGGTAATGTATTACCGTCTAATCATTTATTAATTCAGATTGGTTTACAATTTGAAACCTAAGTGTATCGTTGAGTGTTCTAACCTCAAAATTACCTGAATACCTAATATCTAGGTAATACGTGTTTGGTACTAAACTTATCGTATCTAATAAGAAGTAATTTTGGTTAAAACCTATATTGATTGGTTGGAAATCAATTACTGTGTATTGTGAGTTCCCTTCCTTAACGTATAATCTATATTCCAAGTCATCCAACGGTGCTGATTGATTTGAGGTATATGGGATTTTAACATTAACAACCACTTTTCTAATATCACCTCTATAAACACTTTCATTCATTTTAATACCTTTAAAGGTAAAACCATAATTAGGGGTATCGTATGTGTCTGAACCAATATTAAAATAACCTTCACCCTTAACTGAGAATTCTAATTCAATATCTGGTTTAACATTACCATTAATTACAATGTTAGACCAAACATCATTATACATGGTACAATCATTTTGCCCATCATCATCGATATTTAATTCTATATAATAAACACCTTTAGTTGCTTGTAAGGCTGTAATTGTTATTAAAGGTGTTGAACTACTATCTAATATAGTTACTATCGGTAGAGCGTCTAAATTGGTTGGTTGACCACCGAATGATGAGTATAAGTAAAGTCTATTATCTTTACCTAAGTAAAAATTACTTCTATCATCTTTAATTGTCTCCAAGTTTATAGTCTCTATTAGTGGTTCGAAAAATGTTTGTGTGTGTCTAGTGAAAAAACCAACGTATTGTAAGTTATCCGTAACGGTATTTTGTTCTAAGCTTAAATCAAAACTTAAACCTAAATTAATTGTCGTTGCTGTTGTTGTGGTTATAAAATTATTTATAACGTCACTAATATCTAAATTAATGTTCTCATTACCTTGTTCAAAGTGTATTCGACCCACTTCATTTGAGCTACCACTAAATACTCCATCACCACCAATCCAATTAGTGTTAGTTTTAGCATTACCCCAATTTGATGGTGAACTATTTAAAGATTGTGAATCGTATGGTATCATAAGTTCATTCACGAAATAATCATAACCAACACCCTCATCCCACTCGTCATCAAATTTAAATAATGATAAGTCAAATGATGATGTTCTAATTTTCATATCGCTAGTGAAACCACCTAATAAGGAATCATCAAACGTACCAGTATTTGTTAGTCTTAATGTGTGTTTTAACGTACTTATATTTGGGTAAAAACCATTTTCATGTAAATCCCTAATCCTTTCTAAATTAATACCAAAAATGAACCGACTATAATTTCTTAGAAGGTCACCACCATAAAATAATTCAGCAACTGGGTTTTGACCAGTATTTAAAGTACTATCTTTAACTATCGTATTATTTCTATCAAAGTAGCTTCTAATTACCATCCTTTTTATTTATAAATATCTAAATAATTAGAATAATCACTTATAATTACTTATTTTTAGTTAATACGTATATTCTTTGATAGCATTGAATCTAAATCGAATTTTAAACATTCGCTAATACTATTACTACCAGCTAAATCCTCTGGTTTAAGGCCATTGTAGGCATGTACGTGATTTAAAAAAGCGTTCCTTAAAAATTTTAAGTATGTGACTAACGTATCACCAAACACTAATGGGTGTGCTTCTCTTATAATTTTATTTAATTCGTCTTTAGTGATTAAATCATCTTGGTCATTTAAAATAAATCTTGGTGAACCTTCTTTATGTGTTAATAAATTTATTTTATCAGATACTAAATTAATAACACCAGTTTTAATGGTATCACCATCCAACCTCAAATTATGTTTGATTTGGATAAAACTTTGGTTAACCATATTAAAGTTTGGGATACTACCTTTTAATGTGTTTAACTCGAAAACACCAGCTCTAATAACAACTTCGGTGTGTTTAAATGTTAAGTCTGAATTATTCCTACCTAAAATAGCGACATCCTCTTTATTAGGTGATACGCCTTTATTACTTGGTACTGTTGATGGGCTTTGCTTTTCTTTATGGAAACCACTGTTTAACATGGATGTTGCACCATTAATATAAGTATCACCAGCTAACATTTGAGGTTGGGATATTACAGGACCAAAAAAAACCCTATCCGAATATGGGTTTTTTGATGATGGTACCAAAACAAAAACAACTTCACCAACTTTAGGTGTGATGTGGAAAAATTTTTGTAACATTGGGAAACAGAATGGTAAATCTGAATCTGAGATACCTTCGTCAAGACCTAAAATCCTAACCTTCACTCTACCAGCATCACTTTTATCGGTATTAGTTAACACTACACCAGTAAAAAAGTTACTTTTTAATACGTTATCATTTGAGTTACCGTTAAATATACTCTTACTACCTGATATAAACTTATTACTCATTACTTTAACCTATCACTTAAAATTTCATTAATATTATTAAAGTCAACCTCAATAGTTTCCATCTCATCAACTAATTTTAATATCTTAGTTTTAATAGAGTTATGTTCTTCTTGTAGAGATTTAACCTCTGTTATTAATTTATTTGTCGTTTGTTCGTTCCAATTTTTCATCATTACCTAATAACTCCAGTTCCAATCGCTATGTTAGTGGTGGCACCTTGCGATATCACAGGTCCACCTAAATTACCTACACCAATAGTTGTTACCTGAACACCAGGCGGTATCACAACCTCAATTTTAGAGGTCATTTGTAGGGCCTTAATTATCTCCTCGATTCTTATTAACTCCATCAACTCACTAATATTACCATTTTCAGTGAATAAATTACCAACTGGGGCACCAGCATCAACTTGTCTAGCGATAATTCTAGATGCAACACCTCTAGGTGATAACCCTGGTCTGGTATTAGAACCTAACAATAGTAATTGTGGGGGTAATGGTGGTAATGGTTCTTCAGGTGCATCAAAAGCACCCATAATAAGATTTATTATATTCCCAATAGAACTAAAATCATCTTTACTTTCTGGACCAACTTTATCTTCAGCCATATTATTATTATTATTATTATTTTTATTATTATTTTAAGCTAAATCAGTAGCTTTACTTAATTTAGCCTTACTACTATTAGTGGCATTTAGGAGACTAGCTTTTTGCTCCATTTTTATCCTCTCCTTTTCCTTCCTAGCTTCAATCATACTTTCGGCCACTAACTCTAAAACCATTTTTAAAACCTCTTTTAGTAGTAGTCTTATTATAATCTCTTTAACGCTTTTAATGATAGAATTTACTAACGCTTTATTTTTAGTAATAAACTCAATAGGGTTTTCAAATGACGTACCATATATTATTGAGTGGTTTAAAGCGAAAATCATAATTAGTTTAGGTGATAAAATAATACTCATAACAGATGTGATTAATTTTTTAATAACCGAATCTATAAAGTCTAATTTAATAGTTGGTATATCACCTAGTTTACTACCTATAGACGATAACTCACCTAATTTAGATAACCCACCATTTAATTTCTGAGCTAAATCAGATTTAGATACAGCTCCTTTTAATTTCTCACTAATAGCTGCTAACTCATTGAATGGTATTGAAGACGCTACTGGTGTATCTAAATTTAAATTTTTAACACCAATCTTCTTATTCATAATCAATTCCTCAAATTCAACGGTATCATCATTTGAGAACTTAAAATAACTATCATTAATTACTTTACTCTCATCAGCCTTTACAATCTTATCGATTATTTTCTCAATTTGCAACTCCTTTAAAATTTGACTATCACTTTTTTTACTTTGAAGTGACATGGTACCAAATATAGAATCAACAATACCGTTGATTAGTTTACTAGCATCAAACAAGTCAATACTATCAATGAAATCATCATTTAAATCCTTCATTTTCTTCCCATTAGCTGGGTTACTGTAATACTCACTAACTTTTACGTTAATAGTATTATTTGAACTACCCACTGGGTTAAATTTAAATGTTAATATATCATTTTCACTAGTAGCACTACCCCAATTCTGTTCCAAGTTTGGTAATTGAATTGAGTTGAATAAAAAAGTGTTAAAATCAGAACTATTAATACCACCACCAACATCGTCATATAACAACTTACCAACATCACTAGTTGGGTCAGTTAACATTATACCTAGATAATCTAGTTTCCTTATATTAACATCAAACCCAGTTGAAGCTGGGTTAATGGTTTGGTGTTTTACCCATTCTGGTATTGAAGGATTGATACCACAACTAATAATCTTACCTAAATCTTTTTTTAATATTTTTTTAACTTTAACTTCAATATTATCTAAATTAAAAGCTATGGTTTCAATAATAATTTTTTTTTGCGATTCAAATCCAGCTAATGTTTTTAATAAATCATTTAAAAAAGCCATAGAATCACCAGACTTGTCTATCGAACCAAAAGAATTATCAATTTTAAATTTAGGTATACCTTCCTTTGAGACCCTAAGGGCTGCTATTTCACCAAAAACTTTCTTTTTACTACCAGTAACATCCATATACTACCCCTCATTATCTTTTTTCATTATACTTCTTAACCTACTAAACTCCTCTAAAGTAGGTGAACCATTAGAAACTCTGGAGGTTTCTACATCATCAATATTACCATTATGTTTAACAATATCGTTTAGTAATTTAGCAACCTCTAATTTAACTTTAATAGCTGAATCCTTAACTTTATAACCGTTTGTTTTTTCCCTAGCTATTTTAGTTATATCATCAACAGTTTCAGCGATAGTAGAATTACTTAATTCATTTATAGCTCTTTGTACGTCATTAATTTGAGCGCACGAATCGTTATAAACTTCTTGCATTAAACCTTGTATACTATCAATGTTGTTAACTGTAATCTGCTGTTTCTTTTTACGTCTGTTCATAGTTTTAGTTTATTAATAAATACTTTGGTTTTTCATTTTCTACAAAAACCCACCATCTATTTTACTATTCTTTATCAAACTATATAATTTTTTAAACCTTCGCATTGAAACTCTAATGTCTTTGGTGGTTAAATTAGTATAATCCCTTATAGTTGCTAAGACAGTATTCTTATTATATTTAGAACCACCTTCCATACTTTCAAATATCCCTTCCCAATTACCTAGTATTACAATTAACGCCTCACCAACTTTACGTTCATTCTCAGTAATCTTCTTCTTACCTTCAATACCATCTAACTCACTTTGTATTTCAAGAGATACGCTCTTGATGAAATCATCTAAGGTGTATTCAGTATCGTCTAATAAATAAGTCATATCTTCCCTTTCTTCTAAGTAAGTTGATGATTTATCGAAAGACGTATTTTGTCTCATTTCCTTATCATCTTTAATTAAAAGACCTAATATATAATTTTTACAAATAGTACCATAATAGGAGTAAGCTTTCTTACCTTTACCAACCTCAAATCTATCCGATTTCCATATTAAATGTGAAACAGTATCAGCATGTAATTCCTCATAAGTTATACCTTTACGGTATAACTTATAACGTCTTATTATTGATTCAACCATTTTATTAATGGGCCCCATAAGAAACTCATTATAAATCAAATTTCTATCAGCGATATCTTTAGATTCAATAAATCTAACCACAGCTTTTTCTTCTTCTGGACCGAAATACAAATCATTTTTCCTTTTTCGACCTCTACTACTCATTAAACCATTTCTTTACTATACGTAATATTCCTATCATTTGTGTGGTAGTATTCTTTTTTAGCAGTTGCCATCCACCATCTAGCCTCATCAATAGATAAATTATTTTTATAATCATTAAAAAGAGAACCTTCTCTTTGGTTGACATGTTTATAACCAAATTTAGGTATTACCATAATATTAACAGATAAATTTACCATTCTTAAAAAGAATTCATAAATAAAAGTTAACTTCATACTAGCTTTCAAACCACCATTTTCCTCGTAAATAGATTTTTTCATAACCATACCACCAAAATTAAAATTTTGATACTTTAATAAACAGTTAATATCTAGTTGACCCATTATATCTGAAAACTCAGCTGCCCATACAGCTTCATTAGTGAAACCAATAAACTCTTCTTTAGCATTTACATCAACAATAACAGGTAAGAATACCCCAACATCACCATAAACTTCTTTATACTTAACAACATTATCAAACCAAATATTAGAATACTCATCATCTAACTCTAGGATTGAAAACCATTCGGTTTTTGATTTACTAACACCTAAATTTATTTGTGATGAGAAATCGGTTTTACCTTCATTCTTAACTATAGTAACATTTAAATCTTTAAAATCAAACCCTTCTAAGTATGTTAACGCCTCACTATTAATTGGTGTTACTACAATTAGACCCTCTGGTTTAGTTTTTTGGTCTAAAATAGATTGTACTGCTCTACCAAATAAAACTTTAGTTTCATCCGTTAACTCATGTATTGGTAAAATTACTGAAATACCATTTTTATTTTCTTTAATCATTTTTCTCTAAGTTTAATTCTTCCGACTCTAACATACGTTCAAAGTCTTTAATTCTATTACTAACCAAACCTTCAAAAACTTCTTTAACTTTTAAAGTTTGATTATCGGTTGTGTAAATATTTTTAGTTGTTTCCATACCCTCATACAAAGCATTTGGTATAGAATCTTCCATCCATAACTTAATATACGTTGCGATTAGTTCTGGGATATTTAAAACATTATTAGTCCAAATACCATTATCTTTAATATCTAAAACACCTTCAGTCTCAATTTCCATCCACTCTGGAACTAAGTTAGGTATTTTACCAATAACTGGTGTGTTTGACTGGATAGCTTCTAATGGGAATGTTCCGAAACCAGATACATCATCAACCCAAACAGCTAAACAAGCTTCACTTAATTCTTTAGCGAATTCCGTTCTTGGTAAACCTCTCAATTCTTTGAATGTAACCCATTTATACGCTGGGTATTGTAAATAGAATGATTTAGCTATTTTAAGAGCATCTGATTGGTCTCTAGTGTGAATTGCTATAACTGGTATTTTAATTTTTTTAGTGTCTTTAAAATACTCTGGAATCGAAACTGGTATAACGTGTGTTTTAATACCACTAAAGATACTCTTTAAGTATTCACCTTGTTTTTCACTAGTGGTGATAACATCATTAAACCCAAAATCAGTGTTCCATTTCTTACCTGGTTGTAGTAATTCAAAAATATAGTTATAACTTTGAGCCATGACAATTTTTTTACAAGGGAAAGCTTTAACTTGGTCCATAACATTAGCAAAAACCTCAGGGATTATAATGAAATCACTTGATTTAATGTTTATGCTTTGCGATGTAATTGAAGTGTGAGGTAATTTCATATACTCTTCACCCAACCAACTAGAAACTCCAGTATATTCATCTTTTTCGTGTAATATAACAGCGTTATACCCTAAATTATTTAATATTTTAACATTCTCATAAACATTAGCAATACCAGCCGTTGGGTTACCCATCGTGTCTAAAACAAAGAAATATAAAGAAAAGTCTTTATTTTCTAAATGTTGTATAACTTCATTAATTTGCTTATTTTTTTCTCCTAATTCCATACTATTCAATTATATTTAAAACTTTATATTCAATTAACGTGTTAAAAGCGATTATCTCACCAACAGTAAAATTATCAAAACCTACTTTCCCCAATGAATCTGCTTCCGATTCACTATCCATTAATTTTTGTATCATTTGCATTAATATCTCATACCTAAAACCATCGATAACCCTAGGTTTAGTAAAATGGTTAGTAACCACTTTTTTACCAATTAATAAACCATCACTACCGAAAGTTTCCTTAACTTCACTTTCACTACCATCACCAGCTTTTAAAGATGGGTCACCACTTGTTAACATTGTGTTTAATTGCTCAAAATCAATAAACAATTTTTCACCTCCAATTTCTAAATACATATTAATTTAAAATTTTATTTTGCATCTCCTCTGATTCAATAAAGTCAATTATACTATCAACTTGGTAATCGGATTCGATATTTTCGTTATAACTAGTGTTTACTTTAATTGAGATTTTATTCTCAGGTTTCAATTTCAACGCTTCTGGGTTTGCTGTGATTAATAAATCAATACCATCCCATTTATCTTCCAATTTCGTGACGAATTTAATCGTTTTAAAACTAGCGCCTAATTTAGATAAGAAGAATAAAGTTGATGGGATACTTTTACCAAACTCTTTTGATACCAATATAATCTCATGCTCACCCTCATCTTCAATGTCTAATATAAATTTATTTAATTTTGTAAATAAATTATCATGTGATTGGTCGGCCATACCAAAAATCTCTAACGATGCCTCAACATAAAGGAAATCATTAAGCCCATTATCCTTATCAAATTTAAAATACTTAGATAAATCAAAATCAGTCATTTCTAAATCCTTCAATTCCATTTCCTCAATGTATTTAGAATATGTGTAGACTAATTGACCAGTAAAATCTCTTAAAACATCGTTTAGTGTAATTCCTATTTTCATACTAAATATATAATTAAATTATGGTGTAAGTAAAGTTTACCAAGTGAATTTTTTACGTATGTTGAAAATAAACGACTCGAATTTAGTAGGTATCACTACTTTAGTAGGTAACACCCCTTTAGGTGTGGCCCTTTCATTTAAATTAAGTTTCACAACTTTAGTTGGTTTCAAATTCTCAACATCATCTAAATCATACCTATCTAAAATCTTAGCTATTATAGCGTGTCTAACGATATCACCTTTTGTGAATTCAAAGAAATCAACTTCTGGTAAACCATTAAGAATTTTTATTACATGATACAAACCACTTTCATGGTAGTCCCTAAATTTATCAGATTGTCTTAAATCACCAGTAATTATGAATTTTGAGTTATCACCAATTCTAGTTAAAAGTGTCTTCATTTGACTTTTAGTTAAATTTTGAGCTTCTTCTAAAACTAAAATTGTGTTATCGATAGTTTTACCCCTTAAAAACCCAATTGGTTCAACTTTAAGAATCTTACTATATTCTAATTCAAGTCTATTATGGTAACCAACTAACTTATCAATAATGTCCATAGATGAAGCCAAATGTGGTTCTAACTTTTCTTTTAGATTACCTGGGATGAAACCTAGATTTTCTTCCGCTTCAACCGCTGGTTTAACTATAACTAAGTTATGGTATTTAGTTGGGTTGGTTTGTAATAAATTAATAGCCTTACCGATAGCAGTGTAACTCTTACCAGTACCAGCTGGACCGTAAGCGATTAAAATATCCTTAACACCAATTAAATTGATAAAATCTTTTTGTTTAGAGTTTCGACACTTTAAATTTACCTTAGTAGGTAATATTTCATTAATCGTGCGAATTGTAAAATCCTTTTCGGGTAAATCTAAACTAGTTTCCTTTTTGGGTTTACGCTTATTGGACTCCCTAGTTGTAGATTTCGTTGTTGTAGAACTAATAGTTCCACTTTCTTTTTTTCTATTCATAATTAAATCATATAATTTTTATAAAACTAATATAATTACACTTTATCGAGTAGTCAAGTCTATTTAATAATTTTATTATCGTATTTAAACTCTAATGACTCATTTAGATACGCATTAGTCACATCCTCACCATTTATTAAGGCCCTAGCTTTAAATTTAACAACGTAAAAACCATTGTAGCTAATTGTTTTATCATATTCAACAATTTCATACTCGTAATATAGGTTGTCATCACTACCAATCGTATTAGAGGATAGGAAACTTATTTTATTAATAAAGAAAAAACTTAACTTAATACCCGTTAAAGCCTCTTTTAGTGATTTAATTAGGAAAACAGTTTTCCTATTACCATAATCTGGGTATTTTGAGATGTACAACTCTAATAGGAAGTTACCGTCCTCCATGTCCCTAACAACCATTTTATCAGTGTAAGTTTCAAGATTAAAAATATCTACGGAATCCCTATCAATTTTAATAGGTCTACAAGTTTTCACGTTAGAAACATAATTATCATTTGATAACACACCTAAATTATTTGGATTCAAAATATCGGTATCACTATCGTATGGTTTATAAACCTTAGCATCAATTTCAGTGAAACCACCAAAATCTAAAGTCTCCTTAGTACTAAGAGTTATCTCACCATTATTAACCACTAAAATAACTTTGTGGTTATCAAAATCATCAACCTTAACCTTATCTAATTTATGTCTATTAGTATTAGTGGTCTTAGTTATTGGTAGTCCATCTAAGTCATAACCAATGATTTGAGTTTTTAGATTAACACTTTTTTTAATAACCTTGTACATTCTCCACCTCAATTCCTTAACCTCCTCAGTTACCTCACCATTTATTAAGGAATCTGACAACCTACCTTGTGAAAACCTATTATGAGAAGCATCTATTGAATCCATTGAATCCCCAGTGTTATTAATAGCATTACCCTGAACTTTATTTAAAGCTAATGCAATCATACCTAATTTCCTTTTAAACCATTTTCCCATCAATTAATTTATTTACCATTTTGTTATAAAAATAACTTTTTATTATAGTTTCCACATTATCCAATTCACCCCAATAAAATTGTTTCCCTTTTAAGTGGGTTATGAATTGTTTATTTTCACCCTCTTTAAAATCTCGACTAGTTATACCTCTACCTAATGTTATAACATTATTAGTATAAATCAAGGATTCCAACAAAACGTTTGAGTTTATACCAATGATTTGCTCAGCGTATGGTAAATAGTGGTGAACATTCTCATATACTTCAATAAAACCTTCCCTATGTTTTAAATCACATTTACCCATGGGATGTTTTTTAAATAACACTTTCACATCACTACCCAATTTTAAATTATCTTGAACATGTTGTAAAAACTCATCCATCTTTTAAAAGGTGAGTTTTGCGTTATATTAGTATCTTTTTCATCTTGTAAAGGAATGAATATAAACCTACCATTATATAGTGGTGGTTTTATATAAGTTTTTTTAATCTCATTGAAACACTCCTCATTAAAAGGTGATAAGTCACAAGTAAGGTTTTCAGAATTACCATTAACACCTTTAAAATCAAAAAATAATGTTTTGTAGTGGTCGAAAAAACCTAACTCAGCGAATACCATTTTTTCTTCTCCAAATTCTTTAATAATTTCCCTATCACCCTCACTACCCCCATTCCAAGTGAATACCCATTCTGGGTTAAACTTTTTAGCTTCACTTAGTTGAACCCCATTAACTAATATGGAGTTGAAATTATTCTTATAAATTAATGGGTTTTTAGCTTCCGAATGATTCCATAATAAACATTCATGACCTAATTTTTCTAAAGTCCTAGCTAAGTTAGAGAATAACATATTAATGAATTGCCATCTGTATGGTCTATCTAAATTGCCAACCCCTACATGGAATAATATTCTCATAACCTATCTTTGATTTTTTTCACTGGTACGCCACCCCAAATTTCATTTTTAGGGATATCTTTATTCACGAATGAATTAGCACCAATGATTGAATTATCATTAATTGTTGTATTATAACCAATAGTTATGTTGGCACCTAACCATACATTATCACCAATTACGATATAACCTCTATCTAAAGGTTGTCCAACTAATGGTTTATCGTTAATTACATGTGATGATGTTATATATGATATTCTAGGTCCTAATAAGGACCCGTTACCTATTTTTAGACTACCACTACACTGTATGAAGGAAAAGTAACCAATAACGCTATCTTTACCAATTCCTAACACCCCATTTGACATCTCAATAATTGAATAATCTCTAATCTCACTACCAGCGGAAAGTATGACCTCACCACTACCAATAAAAATTACCGTTGATGCGATTTTACCACCGTTATTTGTTATTTTTATAGCCATTATAACCTTTTTATCTCTTTAAACGTTGGTTTTATCAGACTAATATTTAAATTAGGTTTAAGGTGGTGCTTGAAACCCATATCTACAAATTTATGAATATCCAACATACCATTTTCTTTTAAATATTCCTTACTTTTACCTTCGTAATGTATAATAGGCGAACTTAATATATAAGCCATTTTATAACCACTGTCATACACATTTTGAAAAATGAAGTCATCACCACAATAAGTTCTTAGTGCGTGTGGTATAGGTTTGAATAAATCTCGCCTAATCGCATAGTCCCACCCTTGCATGTGTATATTATTTAACATCACTTCGTAACGTAATTCAGGTATCTCCTCACTAAAATTAGGGTGGTTAGTTGAGTGAACCGCAATACCAACATTGTTTTCCTTTTGAAATAACTCTATTGTGTCCTTAACAAAGTTATTACTGATTCTAACATCATTATTTAAGAAACATAATATTTCATCATCATATTTTTCATAGAACCAATTCCATACGTGGTTTAATGGGGTATTAACCTCATTTCTAACCACATCAATTTGTTTGAACTTAGAAACCAACATATCAAGATATTCTTTAGTACCAAGTTCACTAGAATTTTGGTCAACTAGCGTTATTTTAAATGAGCTATAATTTTGATTTAATAAATCATTTATACAATCATTTGTATAAGCTATGTTATTCAAGTTTACTACTAATATGTTAAGCATTAAAAGTTTCTTTATAAATTTTTATTATATCATCCACAACTAAAGAGCATTTGAATTTATCAACATCATACGGTATTGGTTCTAAACTGAAAGAGTTAATCTTACCATCCTTATTTATATCATACACCCAACCAGGCTTACCACATAACCAACCCTCAATAGTTGTTCTACCTAATAATATCCCAGCTGTCTCATCACAACCTTTAAAGTATTTATCAACATCCCATGTTTGTGGGAAATGTTTAACGTGTTCATAACCTTTAGCTAAGTTTTTAACAAGAACACCATGTTCTTTACCGACTATCCATAACATATTACCATCATCGTGAGTTTTTTTAATCAAACTCACTAACATAGGTTCCCTTAAAGTGTGAATAGACCCAACAAATAAAACTATTTTTTTTTCATTAATTTTATTTTCTTGATTATCAAGGTTAAACCTTTTATCATCTATCGGGTTATAAATAACTGTAATTAACTCGTCAGGTACCCCATATTGGTTAATCAAATGTTCTTTAATTTTAGGTCTAATCGCTATGTATTTTTTAATCATATCGTTAAAAATTGGTGCTTCTAAAGATATTAATTCAGAATGTATACCACACACTATTGGGGTGTTTACATATTTAGTAACTACATGTTTACAAACTAACCCTTGATTAATGTGTAGTAAGTCAAATTCAACATCTGGGAGGTTATTTAACTGGTAAAGTTTAACACCATTATTCATAGCTTTTAAAGCTATATCCCCACCAAAATTTGAGGCTACGCTAACATCAAAACCCCTCTCAATTAAACCTCTAGATAATTCATAAACGTATAATTCAGAACCAGTAAACGAATTAAAATTAACACACGTTATCAGTATTCTCACTAGCCAAGATTTTTAATATATTTATGTAATTTCGTATTTTTAATCATAAAAGGTAATAATCGCTCTTTATAATCAATTTGGATTTTAGCCATAGCTTCTTTGGATTTACCTCTTGTGAAACTTTCATAGTGATAACAAACAGCGTTACCCACAAAGTAATTTTTTTTATTCATTAAAAGACATCTAAGATTTAGTTCAACATCCTCAAAACACTCGATATATCCCTCATTAAAACCACCTATAACGTTAAATAAATTTTTATTAATTAACACAAAGGCACCTGTATTACCTATAACTTCAGATACATCCCCATAATTATAATTCGTGTCTAGACCTAAATGTGTGAACACTAACCCACCATTTTGGTCCACAAAACTTAAAATACCAGCATGTTGTATTTTATTATTCTCAAAATGTAATCTAGCACCAACAGTGCCAACATGGTTTTTTTCTTTTTGATGAATCCTAACCATATTTGTAATCGCATCATTAATCATCACAATATCATTATTACAAAATAATAACAATTCACAATCATCAGATAGGTGATTTTTAACAACATCATTATTTATTTTAGCGAAATTATAATAATCATATTTGATTAGTTTAACATTTCTACCAGGATTTGAGTCAATAAACTTCTCAATTTCATCAATTTCCATTTCACTTGAACCAGTGTCAGCGACTAATAATTCGAAATTTTTATATTTTGTTTTATCGTAAATAGAGTTTACGCAATTAAATAATAAATTAAGATTACCCTTTGTTGGGATAATAATATTTATTTTAGGCTCTTTTTTAATACTATAAACTTTATCATTATAAAATATTTCACCCTTTATCCCCAAAGGTATATTATCGGACCATTTTTCAATAAATTTAACTCTATTATCTTCCCATTGTTGATTTACTTGACCTATCGATTTATGGGTAATTCTAATGTCAAACATAACACCAACTTTACAACCATTAATATGATTACCAAAGGTAAAATCTAAATCATAAAAATGGAATCCCTTAACATCAGAATTAAACTCATACTTTAACCTATCTTTTTTAACAGCGAAGAATAAACCATCAACCACCACACTCTGTAGTACTTTACTTCCAAAACTATTAGAATATTTTGATTCCCATTTTTTACCTTTATGTTCGTGATTAACAATCCCCAATGTTAGATTTTTTTGGTCCCACCACTTACCACTTTTAGTGATTGAGGTTGTACCCACAACACCTAACACACCAAAATCAGTATCCTCAAAATGTTTAACTAATCTTTTTCCCCAATTTTTAGTTTCTAATATGATATCATCATGACAAAACACCACGATATCATGTTTAGCGTTTTTTAATTCGCCACCATAAACATCGGTTAGTGATTTACCACCATTAAACCATTTTGATGTTGGGTCTGTGTTATTAATAACTTCAATAATTTCATAATCTTTAACACCAATAGTATTTTTAAGATGTTTAATAAATTCTGGTCTACTTTCTTTTGATGAGAATATTACACTTATCATATTTTTTTATAAATTTGACTTAAATATAATTAATTTAAAATTTAAAGTAAATGTTAATTAAAAAAAGCCACATAAGGATATGTTGGTTTTAATTAGAATATGATAATAGTTTAATGTGGACCCAAACTAAATAACCCACCCAATAAATTAGATTTTATAAATGAAGTTTTTTTTAAAAAATAATCGTAAAACATTTTCTCATGTTTTTATGTTTTACATATTTTTTTTAATATTTATAACAAAGTAAAGTCTATGCCTAAAAATTTTTTAAAAAGTGCTCAAGTCAACACTTACGAAGTAGATAAATCAAATATTTATGGTAAATCTATCGGTATCAGTAAAACCGTAAGTGGTTCTGGTACAGGTGGTACTGATAACCCCAATGGTTCCAATGGTTCCAATGGTATCGATGATAATAACATAACAAATGTACCATTTATTTTGACCGAAAATAATTTTTATTTACTTCAAGAAAATGGTTTTAAAATTAATTTAATTTAAAAATGCCAAACTTAAAAATTAGTCAACTACCTACGGGTCAAATTAACCCACAAACGTTAATACCAGTTGTCACCAATGGTGTAACTTCAAAAATTAATATTAATGAATTAATTAATTCGGTAATACAAGTCATAAATACCGATGGTTCTTCTGTTAATATAACATGGGAAGGGTTATGGTCAGAAAATACTACTTATTCGGTTAATAGTGTGGTTCAATACGATAATTCTTCTTATATATGTGTTTCACCTATTACAAATACTAATAATAATGAAAATCCGAGTCCAAGTATGGATACAGTCAATTGGGCTTTATTAGCGTCACAAGGTATACAAGGTGTTCAAGGGGTGGAAGGTATACAAGGTATACAAGGTATCCAAGGCGTTGCAGAGGAGGTAACCGTAAAGACTCTTGGTTTTGTTTCGGGGGAATGGAGTGAGGCACCTTTTAAAAGGCCATTAATTTTTGATATAAACACAGTGATAACTGGTCAATTTGGTTCTCAATTTAAACTACCTTCAGAGAGTGTTGTAGGGAGAGAAATTATTGTTCAAAACCCAAACAATATACCTGCTGAAATATTCCCATTTAATAATGGGGTTACAATAACAAGTACGCAAGTAAGCGGTCAGTCTGACCGATATTCAATTGGTTTTAATGAAAGAATAAGATTTATTTATTTAGGTAACGATAATTGGCTTTCTGAATTTATAAATACGGTAGCTCCAATTGTTGTCACTCCTTTTGTGCCCGAAACAGAGGGTTCTCGTGATGCGGGTACTTTTGAACAAGCTGAAACTTCTGCTAAAATTATTAGAAACTTTACTAGGGTAAACTTAGAAAATGATATTTCCACTTACGTAGGCCTTTCCGCTTTAAACGTAGCGGTTGGCTCAGTTTTTACTATTTTAAATAAAAGTCAAACAAGGGTTTTAAATGTTAGACTTTTGGATGATGCTACGGTGTTAATGTCTAATGGGTCTTATTCAAACCCAATTTACGAAATACAACCAAATACCGCTTGTAAATTTACAATGTCAGAAACAACTAGTGGAAGTGAGAAACTTTATTTGACTGAAATAATATATCCTCTTGGTATAAACCCAGAGATAATAGTTGCTCCCGTAAAGACACTTGGCTTGGTTAGAGGTTTTAGTAATGTAGACCCTTTTAGAAGACCATTAATTTTTGATATAAACACAGTGTTAGCTGGTCAATTTGGTTCTGAATTTAAACTACCTGACCTAACTTTGGAGACTGATATAGGTAGGGAAATTATTGTTCAAAATAATGAAGTTGCACCTGCTGAAATATTCCCATTTAATGGTGGTGTTACAATAACGAGTACGCAAGTAAACGGTCAGTCTGACCGATATACAATTGATTTCAATCAAAGAATAAGGTTTATTTATCTAGGTAACGATACTTGGCTTTCTGAATTTATAAATACGGTAGCCCCAGTAGTCCCAGCAGTTATACCAAATAAAACAACAGGTGAAGTACAATTTTTAACATTTTCTGCTCAACCTTTACTTTTACCCTTTGATATAAATACAGTAAATTCAAATGATGATGGTAATCAGTTTAGACTACCTTTGTTGCCAAATTCAGACATAGGAAGAGAAATAATTGTTCAAAATAGGGAAATAGGTCAAGTGTTTATATATACCACCAATGATACTCCTACAATTACCTCCGCTTTTATAGGGGGGAATTCAAATCAATACATTATTAAATTTAACGAAAGAATTAGATTTATTTATTTAGGGAGTACAAATTGGCTTGCGGAAATTATAACTACAGTTGTCCCAGTTGCCCCTGTGACAAAAGTTCAAAAAACCACAATCACAGCTGCTCAAGTTTTACAGCTTTTCACAACGCCTATTGCGATATTAAATAGTGGTGTAGAGGGTAAATGGATATACCCTACAAATATTTACATAAAAAGAAATGTAGGTGATAGTTATATTTTAGCAACCAATACATTTAATATTATTAACGATTTTGGTGATAGTATAGGGGTTAATATTAATCCGAACCCACTAACGAGTAGTGCCGTTGGATATACTCAGCACAGCATAAATATCGCTCAAAATGTAATAGGAGGTGCATCAAATACTTTATATAGATTAAGTGCAAATACGGGAAACCCAACTTTAGGTACGGGAACGTTAGATGTTTATGTGACTTATAATGAAATAACACTTTAAGATTTTAAGATTTTAATAAAAAAAACTGCGAGAAACTTATGAATCCCGCAGTTTTTTTTTATGTTAAAATTAAATAATAGATTTTAAGACATCCCCTTTTCTGTAAGCCATTACATCAAACGTAACTCCAAATGAGGAGTTATCATTTCTAGTTTTGTGGATAAGTTTACCATTCATGTGAATGTAAGTCTCGTTATTTTTTTTTATAATCACTACCATAGCTTCTATTTTACGCCAGTACTACCAAAACCCTTATCACTTCTATCAGTTTTAATGTTAATTGAATCTACTTTTACTAGCTCAACATAATTACTACCCATAGCTTTACTTATAACACCTTGCGCTATTCTATCACCGTTTTGAATTGTGAAGTCTTCTTTACCTAAATTAATTAGTATAATACCTACTTCACCACGGTAATCGGAGTCGATGGTGCCTGGTGAGTTTAAAACTGATATACCGTTTTTTAAAGCTAACCCACTTCTGGACCTAATTTGTATCTCATGATTTTCAGGTATCTCAAAAAATAAACCAGTTTTAATTAAACCCCTATCACCAGAGCGTAATGTAATTGGTTCTGATGTATGTGCTCTTATATCAAAACCAGCAGCACCACTTGTCTCATAGTTTGGGTCCTCATTATTTGATTGGTTTAAGAACTTAAAAACGTTTTCGGTTTCACTTAAAACTGCAAATTCTTTTAAGAAATCCTTATGACTATAGTTACTACTCAAATCTAAAGATTCGAATAATTTTGCCTTAATACCTTTTAAACTTCTATTCACTTTTTGTTTCATTATTTAAACTAATCTTATGATTTATTTGTTCTTCGGCAATAGCTAATTGAATAGCTTGTTTTAATATTGTACCTAACATTGATGAATGGTAGTTAGCTTGTTTATCGGTATCATCTTTTGAGAAATTAAGTATAGCTTGATACTCATCATCAGTAAAAGTAACACCATTATCCATAGCGTATTTGACGGACCTTTCCCCAACACTCATGGAGGTTGAATCATTTACGAATTCATACATTTTGCCTTGGTTAGTTCTATGGCATTCCGATAAACAAGGTTTATATAATTTAGCTTTACCTATTTGATGTAAGCAGCAAACTTTTATAAGTGATGCTACGTCAATAACCATACCCTTATCTTTTGGTAATACATCATTAATTAAAAACGCATATTTAGTGACCCTTAGAGTGTGGTCAACTAACCCACCTTCAAAAGCATTGTGTAAATCACTCATTGTCGAAGCTGGTGCTTCCATAAAATCAGCTCCCAAAAAATCCATTAACTCTTTAGTCATAAAACCATATTTTTCACCTGTTGCGAAATAATGTTTAATGTTTTTAACTACCCTATCCTTATCTAACATAATTTATTTATTTATTCACTCTGTTATTTATTAGACCAGAAAACCCTCTAATTAATTAGAGGGTGGGAGGTTACTATTTATAATTCACCTAATTCTTATCTTTCTACAAACTTACTAATTTTTTTTGATAATTCACAACTAAATTAAGGTAATAATTTCGTCTATCTGTAGTTACACTATCTAATGAAAATTTATCTGATACCGTATCATGTAAATTATTACCAATTTTAGTTATTAATTCTGGGTTATCGACTAATAGTTTTATATATTTAAACCAATCTTTATGGTTATTACTATGTTTAACTAAAAACCCATTACCCTTATCATTTACAACACCACCTTTTTCAAAATAATTTATAACATCTAATTTATAAGGTCCAAAATCCTGAGCTATGATAGGTTTTTTAAACATTCCAGACTCTATGACTTTTAATTGACTCTTCATTTTATTAAAAACGTTATCACCTAATGGAGCTAATGATATGTCAAATAAATTATAATTTGAAGCGTAGTTATTAACTGGTTTAGTCCAAACTCGTCTGTATGGTTCGTTAATAACATTTGGGTATTCCTCATTTGAAAATTTCATTAAGAAACTTTTATACTCATCACTAATAGTAGTATAATTATCTGTAAATATTTTCTCATATTTATACCAAACTGATTCTATTGGTGAAATCGCTCTTTGTGTTGTAGTATTATTAACATTATCAATATTTGTTGCGTATCCATTTAAATCAAAACCACATAAAACAAATTGGATTTTATCCAATAAATTAGCGGCACCCAATTTATTTACTAACCCACTTAATAAATCAATATCTTTCTCATGACTACTACCACCTAACCAACCAATTCGTATCTTTTTAGATTCTTCTGGTTTAATTAAGAATTGCTTTTCATTTTTATCAATAGCATTAGGTATTACCGACACGTTTTTATTAAACTTAGTAATCTCATCAGCGAAAATTTGTGTGGTTGTAAGTACGTTATCAGCGTTTTTTATATTTTTTAATATCTTTTTGTCTAATTTATAATGTTTAAATAAGTTAAAAGCTGGGTGGTGAGTACCTGGTGCCCAATAATCATCAATATCCATAATTGATATAATACCTAATGATTTAAATTTTAAAACTAATTCTTCCATTTTATCATAATCACCAATATTTCTATGGTAATGTATAATATCATACTGTTTTAAGAATTCATCACTATTGATATTTGGCTCGAAATCTATGTCGATGTGAAATTCATCTGGGTACATTTTCTCTAGGTTTAAATGTGGTTTTGTAGAACGGAAATAACCCACCCCAGTTCGGTCACTAGGTACTACAAGTAATCTAATTTTATGACTAATTGGAGAGTTTTCGTTTTCAATTTTTGTTATCATATTTCCCATGACTTTTTTATCTTAAATTATTTATCATATTATCATTATTTTTTTTATAATCATAATCATGTTTTTCATCTAAGTAAAGTTTTTAAATATCATAAATAAAAAAAGCTACATTATGTAGCTTTTTATTTATTTTTTATTAACGTTTATCTTACCTTCTTTAATTAGAGTCGTTATTGTTGTAGTTATAACGCTTTCACTTAAATTCTTTACGAAAGTTTTAGTCATAAACTCCATTAAAGTTTCATTAATCATATTTTTGAGTTGTGATTCAGTTAAATTGTAAACCTTTTCACCTGAATTATTAGTACCCTCACTAATATTTTTTGGTCTGTAAACTCCCTTACTTGGTATTTGTTTCTCAATTAAATCCTCACTAACATCAGACAGATTAAATGTTTTAGGTGCGTTATCCGTTTGGTTTTCCAACATCATTTTCTTTATCGCTGGGTCCATTTTACTAGTTTCCATATTTCTGAATTTACTACCATCATTTTTAGGTTGGTACCCTTGTTCCATTAATTGACTCACTCCTGATTCAGTTAAAGCCATCTCATTAACATGTCCAGTTGAATAATCCCCATTATCAATCTTATTCATAATTTTTTTAGCATTCCCTAAAATAGCGGAAAGACTACTTAGGTCAACTGGTTTTGGTGATTCCATAATTTTTAAAATTTAGCAACATTATATATTGTTGTCATCATATTATCCCCCATAGAGTTAAATTTAGGTCTAGGGGTGTCAAATGTGTTATCAGTAGCTTCCCACCTATTAACTCTATCTAACCTAAATAACTTCCATTCTGGTTTAAAGGTTTTTGTATCACCAGAAACTTGATAAGCTCTGACAACTAAATTACCTGTTGTTGACATACCGAAAGAATAAACCTCAATCGTTCTCAACCCAGCATGGGTATTATCGTCACCAGCATAAGATATGTTAACAACTTGTCTATTATTAATAGCGTTATTAACTTCATCTCTAGCTGTGCTTTCAAATATAAGTTTAGATAAAATTTTGTAAAGCTTCATGTGCAACTATATTACAACCATACCAACATTACCTGAAGTATCTGGATTTTGGTATCTCTCGTTTTTATTATATTGGTTAAAAACTACATTTCCAACTCTACCCGAACCCATAGCATTTGGGATTCCGTAAATGTCTAAACTACCACCACCGTTCTCAGTATCTAAAAAAACACCAGTACCCTTACCGTTAACTGGAGTTTCATTATCACTCAAAGCTCTTGTGTGTGTGCTACTATAGTTATTAGCATCAGCTGTGCTATTGTAATTATTAAAAGGTATTAAAACACCTCTTTGAGCGATTGCTATTTGTTCTAATTTGCTTTGCATTTTTTTTTATTTTTTTTTATTTGTTATTTAAAAATTCTATTAACTTATTAATTGAATTAGTTTCTTCGTAAACCGTTCTGTTATTCATAATATTCTTAAGGTTAGTTCCCTTGTGAATGTTAACTAACCCAACACCCGTAGGGTTTGCATTGTCGGGGTCCTTCTCATGGTTTCTAATGAATTGATTCTCAGCACCAGCATCCATCTTAGTTTCCTTATAATCGTGAATATCACCCCTTTTAGATTCTAATGCGTTATTAACCCATTTTTGTGTTAATTTACCACCAATTAATTTAAATTCATCATCAAAACCATCACCTTCATAATTATCAAAAAAATTTTTAATTCTTTTCATTTGAGAATATGAAACTTTTTTTTTACTTAAAATTTCCTTCCCACGCCTAAAACCTTTTATATCCTTTTTACTCAAATCAATTTTCGCCATAGCGGATTCTATTTTATGTAAAACATTATCTGGTGGTGTGAAAAACTTATTTTCTAAATCACTATTAGCCATTTTTAATTAAATAAGTTTTTAATGTTATTTTTATAAATATCAGGTAATTGATTTACATTTAAATTTGATAAAATATAATACAAAGCTATGCCAGTTTGTTCGCCATTTAAACCATTTTTATTAACACTACTTATGAATTCATTACACTTATTAACAACTATGGGTTTTTGGTGTACACTACTCAAATCATTTATATCTGGTATTGTATTCCCATCTAAATCAGAATTAACATTTTCAACAAGTTCGTCTTCAGCTTCATCCGACTCAACCCTAACGTTCATTGGGTAACCACCTACGCCACCATATAAAGAATTAATTGTATTTTGTTGCACACCAGCAGCTCTTACGGCATCGGTGGTCTTAGCACTTTCTATTTCACTACCCATGTTAGTTTCATCGCCCTCTATAGGTGTACCATCAGAATCTACCAATTCCGTTATCTTAACATTACCGTTATTTTCAACTATAAATTTAATATTTTTTAATAGTTTCTTTTTAATAATCATAATAAATAGCTTTTTTAATAAATATAACGAATATTGTTAATATTTATTAAAAAATAAGTATTCATGGGATTTAGAACAAAAATTGATTTTTCAAATAATAGACAAGTAAATCAAAGGCAACAAACTTTAACCGAACTTTTTGGTAGAACAGACTTTGGTTTACCTATTAGTGGGCTAACTAGTGGCCCTAATTTAAGTTCAGCCTATATTAGTGGGGTTGATGAGAATATAGTTTCAACTTTCTCAGGTAATGTGACAACAACCGTATTTAATTTTGGGATTCCGATAATGAATGATGGTGCTATGTATTTAAATACTATCACAAATCAAAATCAAAATGTTGACCAAGAAATATTAGAGCCTTTTTTTAATGGTGTTAACCTCTCAATAAACCCTTATTTTGGTAATAATGTTTATGAATTTTATAGTGGTTTAACATTTGATATCACGGTAACCAACTTTGAGGAAATATCAGTAGGTATTTTCACTGGTTCATTATTAACTAATATTGTAACTTATTATACAGCTGATTCCAACGATTATAATGGGGATGGTACGTGGGTTAATGTTAATGGAATTTTAAAAACTAAAAATTTATACGTATCTAGTGGTGCCACAACTGGTTTAATATTAACAGCTTTAGATGATAATGGTAAAGTTGGCTGGGGGCCTAATTACGCTGGTAGTGGTAATACTAGTTTATGGACTGGTAGTACTGGTTTAAACTCAGTAACAGCGGTAGGTCATGGGTCGGATTCCTCTGGTTTGCAAAGTGTTAGTTTTGGTAATAATGTAATTGCTAGTGGTGAATATAGCCATGCTCAGGGGTGGTCGACCATTGCTAGTGGTGTATTTTCACACGCTGAGGGTCAAGGTACTATAGCAAGTGGTCAACCATCACACGCTGAGGGTAGGGATACCGTAGCTAGTGGTAATAGTTCGCATGCTGAAGGTTATTTAAGTCAAGCTATTGGTGGTGCCTCACATGCTGAAGGTAAAGGTACTGTTGCTATTGGGTTATTTTCACACGCTGAGGGTGAGGAATCTACTGCTAGTGGTGATTATAGTCATTCTGAGGGGTATATTACCACGGCTATTGGTGATGGTTCACATGCTGAAGGTAGGGATACAATAGCTAGTGGGCCCGCTTCACATGCTGAGGGGTTAATAACATTGGCTAGTGGATTTGAATCACATGCTGAAGGTTTTTTAACTCAAGCTACTGGTGGCGCATCACATGCTGAAGGTACTCAAACGATTGCTAGTGGTGACGGTTCACATGCTGAAGGTGATAATACTGTGGCTAGCGGTCCAATATCGCATGGTGAAGGTTTATATACCATAGCAAGTGGTTTTGCATCGCATGCTGAAGGTAGTGATACTGTAGCTAGTGGACCATTTTCTCATGCTGAGGGTAGGGAAAGTGTTGCTAGTGGTAATACTTCACATGCTGAGGGTAGGACGACTATTGCTGGTGGTGATAATTCACATGCTGAGGGTAGGGATACCTCTGCTAGTGGTGACGATTCACATGCTGAAGGTTATAATACTGTGGCTATTGGTGGTGCCTCACATGCTGAAGGTTTTCAAACATTAGCTGGTGGTTTTGTATCACATGCTGAAGGTTTAAATACTACTGCTATTGGGTCGGGTAGTCATTCTGGTGGTGGTGGGTTTAACAATTTAAATAGGGTCGTTGCTAGTGGTTCTACATCATTCGTACATTTCGCTCAAACAGTCGCTAGTGGTAATATCGGAGCTTTTGGTGATTTTAGTTCTATTTTAGGGGGTGTTGACCACTTAATTGAACTTGGTTCCAATTCAAGTATTATATTGGGTGGGAATCAGAATCTGATTAAAGGAAATGCGATTGATTCCGCTATAATAGCAGGTAAAAATAATATTATAAATGTTGGTATTAGAGGTGCTGTAATCTTAGGTGGGGAAGGTATTATCGCTGAAAATATAAACACAACTTACATACCAAATTTAGAAGTTGTAAGTGGAGTTATAAAGTTACATAACTTACCAATATTTGATTCAGACGCATTGGCTAATAGTTTAGCTATTAATCAATTATATAAAACATCAACTGGTGAGTTGAGAATAAAACTATAATATATGAGTAATATAAAAAATTTTAATTTTAACAATTTAGATTTGAGGCTTAGTAATAGTGAGTTTTATGATTTTTATCTTGGTACCGATGAAGATTATAGAACTAACTATGATTGTTTAATAAGTAATGAATGCCTAATTTCTAATTTTGATTTTAACGATTCAGAAACAATATTACCTAGTGATACTAAAACAATCTTTAGTTTAGATAATTGGATTGGAGCCACTAATAATGGTATCTTAATCACAACATATGGATTAACTGGTATTGATAATGGTGTAATACCTTATAATGATACAAATATTGACCCCACAAATCAAAACCTAGTAGATTTATTAACTGGTAGTTCGTTAACCATATCATCTGGTGAGACTAGATTTTTCATGAGTCAAGTTAGTGGTTCAACAAATTCCATTGATTACCCAATTGAATACGTTACTGGTTCAACAATTGGCTCATATATGGATTTTAAGGGTGGTTTCTACCAAGGTTATTATAAATTGGAGGGATATGATTACGAGGTGTTACCTAATAGGGTAAATAAGGGTATTATGTTTGATTTTTGGTTGAATAAGAATGATGATTTAATTTCCAATTCGAATGATACAATTTTAAATGATTTATACCCTAATAATAAAGGTTTTTTCTTCTATTGGGGAACTAGAGCTGAGAATAAGTTTTGGAGTCAATGGGAAGGGTTAAACACTGGTTTAACCTCTAATTGTACAAGTGGTGCTACTGATTATTGTACGATACCTAAGGAATTGAATTTTGATATCGTTAATGAAGAGGGCCTAATATTACCTTTAAACCCACCATTAACAACTTTTAACGTAATTAGTAATGAATTTCTAATATATGGTAGGGCTAGAGGTACATCTTGTGGTTATGATTCTAATCCTAATAGGTTAGCAACTGTATTAGCTAAAGACGTTAGTGGTGCTACACCAACAATAACAGTTAGTGGGGTTAGTAGTAGTGTCGTAAACACTTTAAACCCATTTTTAATATATGGTAGAGCTAGAGGTGGTTATGGTACTGGTCGTAGACCTAGTGATGGGTATGGTAGGGAGACAACTGAAAGTTTTAGTGGTACAACAACACCTATAACTGAGTTAGACAAAGATTTTGATATAATTGATAACGCATTAGGTTTTAGAATTAAAGACGATGGTAGTATAGGTTATAGAATGCTTACATTAACATCAACTTGTGTTGGTGATGTAACAATTAGTGGCGTTTCAGTTATGGAGGAATATTCTATGAGTGGTGTTGTTACCGATAATTCTTGGGAACACATATCTGTAAGGTGGGTAGCTGATGCATATTACGATGATTGTGAATTAGTTAACGGTAGTAGAAGAAATGGTCGTTTACTTTTTTATGTGAATTGCAAACTTAAGTTTATTGTTGAGGATTTTAAAGAGTTCATAACAAAACCTTTAGGTGATTATAAAGAAAAGCAAGTTGGGGTACCCTATAACATTAGTTTAGGTGGTGGGTCCCAAGGTTTACTTGAAAGCATGACATTTGATGGGCAAGACCCAAATGATTTAAATTTAATGATTCAAGAAAATTTTGCTGGAACATTTATAGGGTCAATATCGAAATTTAAAATATTTGGTTGTGACGTTAATTGGTGTGCTATAAAAGCTTTGTGTTAAATTAGCGGTTATAGTAACTTATAAAATAAAAAAACTATTTATAGATAACTTAAAATATATCATGTCAAATAAATTAATATTAAGAGAAACTAACTCACCATATGGTGATTTGAATAAAAAATCAGTTCTATCTAGAAGAGAATTGGATAATAACTTTATTCACCTTAAAGGTGAATTAATTGTTAGTGGTTTAACTACGGATAATACTATTATTTTAGAAAAAAATAACGGTGATAATATCGTAATACCATTACCAGAACTTATCGAACCTTTAGGTCAAGATAATAGATTTAGGTTTGTAGATTTAGGTAGCTTTATACAAGGAGGTAGAGGTGTACCTGATGTTGATATTGAAACAGCTTTCGTAAATCAATTAAACATAGGGATGTCTTCGCTTAACCTTATAGTTGCGGATGATGAGTTGATAATACTTAAGATTAGTATTACAATTTATGGGGCGTTTGAAGCTGAAGAAAGAAAGTATTATTTTAAGGGTGGTATGGGTAAGGGAGTGTATAACCCTTTAAGTGATTACATCACACCAAATGAATTAGAGTTAGCTTTTAGAGATTGGACACCACCAAATGTTGATATTCTAGAATCATCACCTAATGTTAATATATTTAACTTAGGTATTATACCTGATTCTGATTACATTTCATACATAAATAATAACGGGTCGTATGATTTAAGAGATGCATCTAAGATACATTATTTTAGGTTTAATTATCAGAGTGTGGATTATTTATACTTTTTTGATTCTAATGATTCATCATACGGTAATGCTATATACGGAGCCAACTTACCTCAATTTATTACAGAAGATTTAGTTTTATTTTATGATAGCTCAACAGCGGTAATTATCAATTCAGACGCAGTTTTTAACGGTAGTTACGCTGATTTAAGTAGTTTGGTTAATACAAATCAATTAATCATAGGTAAAAATTACATATTAAATGATTATGTAACTAAGTACCAAATTTTTGGTAGTGATTCAGGCCCTAGAATTCAAATACACGAAATGATTGGTTCTACTGGTAGTTACACCCAATTTAATAACGTACCAGTTGATATTATTCAAATTGGTAGTGTTGTAACTTGTGTTTACGCACCACCTAACGCTTTAATATCATCTGGGGATACTTTCACAATTGTGGAATATTTTAATTTTGGATACACTAGGTTTTCACCAAACGTAACAAACCCATTAAATATTGGGGCTAAATTTAGGTTTCAAAAACAAAGATATTCGAACATACCAAATGATTCCGTGATTTTAGATACTTATGGGAAACCAGTTATAAAACCAAATGGTGTTATAAATACTGAGGTGCATGATGGTGAACCTTATATGGCGATGACTGGTCTTGAAAACCCAACACCACTCGTTGAGTCAATCATACTAAAAGCGATTGATAGTAATAAATTTTCTAGGAATGCTGAATCATTAATTTTTGTTGGTGATGAGTTAACCTATGACTTTAACGATAACATTATTTATGATGATAATAAAACACAAATAGGTGAAAGAAAAGGTTTTATATTAAAAAGAACTAATATAAGTGGTTCGATTTCAATGGATAAAGATTGGAGGGTACAAAGGTATCGTAGATATAAAATTGATAATTTTAATTGGGATTGGTTATTGAATAAGAAAGAGTTTAGTGGTAATGCGTTGACATCTGGTAGTACAATATATAAGATGGGTGATGAAAATTACTGCACAACTACTAACCCTAATTTAAGTGAGGACCATAAGTATATAATGTGTGAACCTTTCATAAGTGATTTTCACACTGATTTCGCAAAAACAAGTGGGAACCCATTTATAAGTGGTACTACCTCAGCTAGTTTATTATCAAGTGGTCTTAGATTTAGGGAAGATAATGAAACCACACCTTATAGTGTGAATGTTTCATTACCATTACTTGGGTTCAGTACTAATCAATCCGCTAAAGATTTTCACATCATACCAATATATGCGTTCAACTCAACAAACTTAACAACAAAAGCTGTTGTTAAGAGTTTAAGTAATACGGTATTTTTACCTTACTCCCAAAGATATGGTAGTACCTTTAATTTAGTAGTAGATTCCGATATTGGTGATATACATAATTCAACTTTCACAACCTTAATAACAATTAAAAATAGAGGTTTAATCTCTACATTTACATCAATCGATGGTTTAACTGTTAATAATGACTCTAGGATAACCAATACCATTAATTTAATCTATGGTGTTGTTAATAATTACGGTATTATTGCCAACTCAAAAATCGGTGGTGGTGCGAATGATAATATCAATGACTTCAATAACTTTACAGTTAGTGATAATTCAAAAATCATAAATTCAGTAATAGGTGGTTCTAGGATTGATTCATTAATATTTAATGATTTTCAGTGTAATAACTCCATAATAATAAATAGGGTAACTGGTTATTCAACAATATCTGGTAAGTGGTATTTAACAATGTATAAAAATTTTGGTGAGGTTTACGGTTCTGAGCTTAGGTTAAACACTTTTTCTAATCAAAAACCTAGTAAAGGGTTTTGGGGTCATATTTATGATTTTAATAGAGATTATAATGATACGCAAGTAAATAATTTTAATTTAAATAAAACACTAGTTACCGAATTAATTGATGGGAATTTAGTTAGAACTATAGAAATATTAACAACAGCATCTTAAATAATAACAAATAAAAATAATTAAAATAATTAAAAATATGAGTAAAATAATTGAATTTCAGAAAAATAATGGTTTATCTGATGATGGTATTATAGGTAAAAAGACATTAAATATGATTAGATTGAAATTAAAAATACAATCAGATGAGGAGTTAGCTAATTTTATGGGACAGATTTCCCATGAGACTGGTAATTTTAGGGCTGATACTGAAAATTTAAATTATTCAGCTAATGGTTTGATGAAAATATTTAAAAAATATTTCACGTTGAGTATAGTTGGTAAGTACACAAGGAACCCTGAAAAGATAGGTTCTAGAGTATACGCTAATAGAATGGGTAATGGTGATGAAGCTTCTAAGGAAGGGTTTATTTTCCGTGGGAGAGGTAGTTTACAACTTACTGGTAAAAATAATTATAAATTATTTTCAGATTTTATTGGTGAGGATTGTGTTAAGAACCCAGAATTAGTAGCAACTAAATATTATTTTGAGAGTGCTAAATTTTATTTTGATACTAATAAACTATGGAGTATAGCTAAAAAAGTTGATGTCAAATCTATAACTAGTTTATCCAAAGCTATAAATTTAGGTAATAGGAATAGTAGGGCGACTCCAAATGGGTTAGAGGATAGGATAGATAAGACTAACGAATTTTATAAAATATTAAAAAAATAATGGATTTTCATATTAATAAAAACGCCACCCTACCAATTCTTAAGCTGGAGTTAATAAAAGATGGTAGGAATGACTATAGTAAATTTCACGATATGATTCAAAATTCAGACATAACTTTCTGTATGACAGATTTAGATACTGGTATTAGAAAAATTGGTAATAAGAATGGTATTTGCATCTTAAAAGAAGTTGGTGAGGATTCTACAATTGAAGAATATTATATTGGTTATAAATTTACTAGTAAAGACACTAAAAAAAGTGGCACTTTTATTGGTGAGTTCACAATTAACTTCGTAGATGACGCAATTGGACCATCTGGGTTATTAATTGTACCTATCAGAGATGAGTTGAGAATCCACATTTTAGAGGGTTCTATAAGAAAATAAACGGGGTTAACCCCGTTTATTTTTTTAAACCATTTTATTTTATTTAAAATTAGTATATTTGTAGAATTATTAATTAATTTTAAATTAAATGAATAAAACACAAATTAGTAGTGAGGATATTGAAAATTACCTACAAGGTAATGACCCTCAAAAATACATAGTATCCGTTGAAGCACCTTATTATCAAAATGTAGCTTCTTTGGTCATAAACGACCCAGAGTTAGGTAAATATATTGAACGAGTAACATATAAGCCATTTGTTTGGATGAGTCATGATATGTCTAAAATTATGTTCAATGGTAATCGTACTAAGATAGCTCAGGCTATGAAAGATTATTCCGTAACTATTTCAGATTTAACAATTAAAGATGGTAATGGTTTTATACCTAGTAGGATGGATAATGGTTATAAATACATTGTCAAAACTACATTATCTTATACTAACCTATTAAACTTCTTTAAAAGTGGTGGTGTTGATATTTACAGTGAGGAACATAGGAAATACTTCATGTACATATCACCAACCGAGCAATTTTTAATTCAGACTGGTAAGCGTTTATTTAAAGGTTTTGGTGATTACAATGATTTACATAGGTTACAATTTGACCTTGAAACCACTGGTTTAAAGCCTAGTACCAGTTCTATATTCCAAATAGGGATTAAAGATAATCGTGGTTATGAAAGGGTTTTAGAGGTTAAAGGTAATGACGAGTTCGAATTAAGAGAAAGCGAGAGGTTATTAATATTTGAATTTTTTAATATTGTAGATGAATTAAAACCAGATGTTATATCAGGTTATAACTCTGAAAATTTTGATTGGGATTTCTTTTTTGTTAGGTGTGAAAAATTGGGGATATCCATTACTGAGGCTTCAACTACTTTAAATGATTCTAAGATTGTTAGAAAAGCAGCTAGAGTTAAATATGGTGGTGATACTGAGGATTACGAACAGACTTATATGTGGGGTTATAATATTATTGATATTATGCATTCCGTTAGAAGGGCAATGGCTATTAATTCAGATATAAAAGAGTATGGTTTAAAATATATTACTAAATTCTCTAAGATTGCTAAACCAAATAGGGTTTATGTCCCTGGTAATAAAATCCATAGTACTTGGGCTGACACCACAAATAATTATTACTTTAATGATGATAATGGTGATTGGTTTATAGAGGATAGTGAAAACGCTAGAAATGTAGAAAAAATTAATGGTGAGTACCATAGTTATGTGAAAGTTTCTGGTTCATTTATTGTACATCGTTATTTATTAGATGACCTTTGGGAAACTGAGAAAATTGATGAGCGTTTTAATCAAGCTACATTTTTATTAGGTAAGATTATACCAACTTCGTACATGCGTAGTTCAACTATGGGTACCGCTGGTATTTGGAAATTAATTATGATGGGTTGGTCCTATGAGAATGGTTTAGGTATACCACAGTTACAATCGCAAGAAACTTTTGTCGGTGGTTTATCTCGATTATTAGAGGTTGGATACGCTGTGAATGTTGGTAAGTTAGATTATGCGGCTCTATACCCTAATATTGAGTTAACGTGGGATATATTCCCAGATATTGACATTAGTGGGGTTATGAAAGGTATGTTACTATATATAGCTGAAACTCGTGATGTTTATAAAGCTATTAAAGGTGAGCATAATGTTAAAGCTAGTAAGTTAAAAGATAAGTTTAGTTTATTGGATGAATTAAGCGAGGAATACATCAAACTTAAAAAAGAATATGACATCGAGAAAGGTCTAGAAGATAAATTTGATAAAAAACAGTTACCACTTAAGATTTTAGCTAACTCATTCTTTGGTTCATTTGGGGCACCTCACTTATTTCCATGGGGTGATATTGATTGTGCTGAAGAGACGACATGTAGAGGTCGTCAATATTTAAGATTAATGGTTAGTCATTTCCATGAAGGTTATAATTTTAGACCTTTGGTTGGTGATTCAGTTACATTTGACACCCCAATATATGTTAAGTGGAAAAACGATAATAAGTTAGATATATTACCAATATCAGATGTTTTTAATGTAAACTCAGACGTATTTGATGAGACTGGTTTAAGAGATTTAGAAGTAAAACCTTATGAGGTTCTAACTGTCAATGGTTGGCGGGAAATAAATTATGTTTATAGACATAAAACTAATAAAAAAATTCATAGAGTATCTACTAAAGATAGGTTAGTTTGTGTAACGGAAGACCATTCGTTATTCCAGAATGGTATACAAGTGAAGCCATCTGATTTAAAAAGAGGTGATTTATTAGATGTTCATAAGATACCAAATTTGGGGGATTTTCATAACGCTGAAATTATTGATGACGACTTGTATTTTTTATACGGTTACTTCCTAGGTGGTGGGTCGTATGAGAATGATACTTTTAACATTTCTGGTGGTAGTTTAAGTGATTTAGAGCGATTGCAAAAGATAATTTCCATAAAATTTTTAATAGATTATAAATTAATAGACCTTAGGGGAACTAATGGTGTTTATAGTTTAACTTATAATAGTGTTGAATTAGTAAAGATATTCGGTAGTGAGTTTTATACATCATATGGTGATAAAAAAATACCATGTTTTATCTTAAATACCAATGATAGTAATAAATTATCATTCTTAAACGGTTTTTCATCATATGATAATTATGTTGATGAATTAGAAACCTCATCATTTTTAGGTCTTAAATCTCAAGTTGCTATGTCTGGAATAGCTTATTTAATGGATAATTTAAATCTAAATAAGGAAATAATTTCCAAAAAAGGTGATAATGAGTTAATGACATTTAGGGTTGAAAGTATAAATGATGTTAACCCTGAATTAATTAATAAGATGAAAAGTAATGAGGTTTGGTTAAATGAGGTTATCATGAATGGGTGTCCAAATGGGTATGTTTACGACATATCAACACAAGATGGGACCTTTATAGGTGGTATAGGTGGTATTGACCTTAAAAATACAGATGGTTTTAACTTCGCAATACCAGATAGTGTTGAAGATATACAATATTACGTTAAAGGTAATCATAGATTAACGGAATATAATAAAGGTAAAACTTTAACTGGTTTAAATGCTGTTGTTGCTGAGTTTAATGAGGTTTACATGATTGGTAGGATGGGATTAGATATTGATGATATCTGTAATTCAACTATAAACTTTTCTAGGAAGAATTACGCTAATGATATTGGTGGTAAGATTAAATTAGTTGGTAACACAATTAAATCTAAAAAAATGCCAACTTATATTGAAGAGTTTTTAGGTAAGGGTTGTAAGTTATTATTAGAGGGGAATGGTAAAGATTTCATTACCTTATATCAAGATACGGTGGATAACATTGTTAATTATGATATTCCTTTAGTTAAAATAGCTTCAAAAGCTAAAGTTAAGATTAGTAAAGAAACTTATGCTAAGAAAATGAAAACTAAAAATAAGGCTGGTAATATGGCAGCTAAACAAGCTCACATGGAGTTAATGGTTGCACATGACTTAGAATTGAATTTAGGTGATGTTATTTATTACGTTAATACTGGAACTTTAAAATCGCATGGTGATATTAAAACCATCAAAGAAGCGAATGGTAGTACTAGAGTTGAGATGATGTGTAAGTTGATTTCAGCTGAGGAAATTGAGCGTAATCCAGATTTAACGACTGATGGTTATAACGCCCCAAAATATTTAGCTGCTTTTAATAAGAGGATTAACCCGTTGTTAGTTTGTTTTGAACCAGAGGTTAGGAAATTGTTAATTATGGATTTAGTTAAAAATACTAAAACTAAAGAGATGGAATTAACTGAGAAGAATTACTTTACCGATGAGCAATGTGTTTTAATATCTGGTAAACCATTTTTAGATAGTGACCAAGATACTTACACTGATTTGATGATTATGGAAGATAAAGAGATAGTTTTTTGGTTAAGGGTGGATAAGATACCTAATAACATGTTGGAAACTGAGTGGGTGGAAACTGTAGCTGATTACCATGAAAGAATGCGATTGGCTAGGTTAGATGGTATTGAAAGAGACGTTAAATTATTCCCTAAAGTAGTTAGAAGACTTGAATACCATGAATTAGAAGAAATTAGAGGTAAAGGTGTTTTACCTAAAGATTTAGACTTCATCACACTTGAACCAGTTATATTAGATGGTGAGGTAAGTGAGATTAACGTACACTCTAAAAAATGGGGGGTGATTATAGGTAAATTTGACGATATATTCTCTTATGAAACACTAGCTAAAGAAAGAAGTGAGTTTTACGAAGATAGAGCTGAAGCCAAAGGTTTAGAACTTAATATTAGTAAAATAAAGATAATGGATTATTATGAGTGGTTATTCGATAAATTAGCTATAGTCACCACTTACGCTAAATTAAAAAGGAATAGGACTTTAAATTTAGTTGAGTACCTAAATAATGTTGAGAATCAATTTTTTAATAACATTAAAAAAGAGCAGCCTAAATTATTTGTTGGTGATACTTTAGAAATTTTAGAAATTAAAGATGATGTTTTACCTAGTGATGATTATGAGTTTAGTATTTTTTAAATAATAATAATAATAAAAAAGAGGCTAACGCCTCTTTTTTTATTTTACGCTAAACCCTAAAGGGCGAAAACGTAAGTGTCTATTTAAATTTTCAGCTTCATTAGCAGCTCTCTCTATTTGTTTTTCAGTACTTAGGCGACCTAATCTTTCGTCAAGACGTTCCATTATACTTTTTTTCTCTTCATTACCTTCACTTAAAAGACTTTCCCAATCCATGGTTCTTTCAGCTTCTTTTAATCCAACTACACCACCAAATTTACCTCTAGTTCTACCTAAAGTTATCTTTGCTTCGGCTATGAATAATTGTCTAATTAATATTTTAGTAGGTGAATTAAATTTAGCGTAATCTAATTCTTCTAAAGGAACTTCATTTGGTAATGTAATAATATCAGAATTAGCTCTTCTACACTCGTCTAAATTTTCAGGTGTTGTTTCATAATAATGATACCACACTTTACAACCAACCATACCAATGGATGTACCACCAACAGACCTAGCGCCACCAGCGAAACTTAGTCTTGAGCCTGGTGTACTTATAAGATGTAATAATCTAGTACCATCTGGACCAGCTGTTAATTTGTAAACCAATTCACTTCTTAGAATCCTATTTTTTAAATTAAAATCAGCAGCGGTTAATAGAATATCGAAAGCTGGTGCGATGTGAAATCCACCCATACCAGCACCACCAGCACCAGCTCCCATTTGAGCGTTACCACCACCAAAGCCAGTGTCTAGACCACCATGGTTAGCGAATAAAGCTCTATCAATAGTTGATGGTGTCATCCATAGAACCTCATTAACTTCCCTTCCAGCTGGTATTTGGTATACTTGTCTACCAGCTTCAATGTCAATAAAATCTTTTTTCAGTTCCCAAGGACCTCTAGCTTGTAGACCTACTTGTTTAGAATAAGCATAACTAAATTGAGTCATGTAATCAAAATTTCTAGTACTTAATGCGAATGATAAATCTAAAGAGCTAATACTTTGACCTAATAGTGATTGCCATTGGTGTTCTATTAACCATTCTTGTACGTATTGACTATAATTTTCTATCGATATTTCCAATAAAGTTTCTAACATCTCTTCAGTTAATTCAATCTTTCTAATTGGGGCCCCTAGTGAGTGTTTAAGTTGTCTAAAAATTTTCTCTTTTTCTTTTCTTTCTACTGACATAATATCTTTTAATATAAATATAAAATTATTATGTAAACTAATTATTACTCAATAATTTATTTATAATTGAAAAAGCTTGGTCTATTGTTTTAAAGCTAGTTTCAGGTACCAATATTAATTTATCAACCATTAATATTGGTACATAATCTAGTTTAACACTTTTACCTAAAAATTCCACTTCATCTTTATTTTTAACATCATCTATATCATAATCTATAAACTCAATACCATCGTTTATTAATAAATTTTTTATCTTGTCACAATAAGAGCAAGATTTAACACTAAACACTTTAACTCTCATCATCAACCCCTTCTATTAACACTTCCATGAACTCATTTATAATATCATCATCATTAAACGCAACATTACCCATAATTGTATTTATTATTTTAGTTTTATTTTTAATTGTATACCACATTCTAGTTGATACGGTATCAGCGAATAATTGATAGTATACCGATACATTATTTGTTTGTCCAATTCTATACGCTCTATCTTCGGCTTGTTCGTTGTTTCCTGGTACCCAATCGAATGAGTTAAAGATAACAACACTACCAGCGGTTAGAGTTATCCCAACACCAGCTGATTTTATATTACCAATAAACACATTTATTTTAGGGTTATCTTGGAAACTATCGATTGAGTTTTGTTTACCCTTAGCATTCATAGGGCCATTATGTACAACACATTCTTTTCCGAACTTATCAGCTAATTCCATCAACTCATCTGTGAATGTTGTGAATATGATAACCTTTTGACCTTGGTCTATCGCATTTTTAGCTAATTCAATTGTTTGGGGAATTGCTTCCATTGCTATGAATTTCCTAAGTAGGATTAATTCAACCATGTCTTTCTCCACCTTACCTCGTTTTTTAGCTATTTTCCTCTCTTCTAAGTACTCTTCCCACAAATTATTGTATTCAGCCAGCCCATTCTTATCTAGTTGGTGAAATAGGGTTGTAATCGTTTTATCGGGCATATCTAAAACATCATTTTTTTTCCTCATTAAAATAAGGTTTCTAGTTCTAACTGATAATTCCTCTAAATTAGAAGCTCCATTAGTAATCCAAATTTTCTTATTTTTACCACCGTATTTATTCCCTTGGAAAATTTGTTTACCTTCACAATATCTCTTAACAAAAAACATCCAATTATCAGCGATTGGTGCTTTAATTAGTTTTAATAAATTAAAATAATCCATTGGTCTATTAGCTATTGGGGTTCCAGATAATAACCACACTTTCTTAACATTATGGTTAACACATAAATCAACCATAATCTCACCTCTAATTGATTTATGGTTCTTTAAATTGTGGGCCTCATCGATTATGACTAAATCAAAATGTGAATTTACCAAATGTCTATGGAAAACAGCTGTGGGGTCCTCCTCTTTACTAATTTTTTTCTCACCCAATGTATGGAAATTCTTTAAAATATCGTAGTTTATAATTGTGAATTTACTAGAATCCCATTTCCTACCACTAACAATGGCGGTTTCATCACAAAAACAATTAATTTCCCTCTCCCAATTAATTTTAACTGACGATGGACAAACTATTAATATTTTTTTAGCTCCACTCTCTAAAGCTGAAACTACTGACATATATGTGTTATGCGTTACAATAGCATGGTTTAATGTGAATAATGAATCCTCAGCATCAACTTTAATACAAGTACTATCACCACCACCAATAGATTCAATATTCTTAATGTACCTACCCACCTTATGTTTTTTAGATGTATTATACTCATCCGATTTCATTTTAAATCTAAATGGGTTCATATCTTCTGGTAATTTAATATTCAACCTATAAGCTAGTTTACATAATACTTTAGTCCCATCTTCTTTTTTATATGACCCAATTTTACTACTTTTCTTAACAATACCACCCAAACTATGAACAATTTCAGCAATGTCATCAACTAATTGTTCTGACACACTGCAATATTTAACACCACTAAAATTACCATTCTTAGATTTCACACAATGACCATCAATATCCATAAGACCTTGTAGGGTTGATAACCTATCTTCTATATTAGAGTATTTAAACACATCTGGGATGAATTTAGTGTGTGATAACGTAACATCACCATAACCTAGAGATACCCCTAATAAATAAGGTTCGATTGGTAATGAATATTCATTTTCAAATTCGATTGGTTTAACAATCGGAATTTGCCATTTAGAATCACCATTTTTTACCTTATAATAGGTTTTAAATTTATATGGTCGTTTTTCATTCAACCCAAAACCCTTCTGTTCTAATTCTAAATTCTCATCTAACATTTGTTCAATGGTTAGATTAGCATATCTAACACTACCATTACGAGATGTTACCGTCCACATATGTTCTTTACAACAAGTAGTAGAATAACCATCATTAAATGTTACTTTAAAAATTTCTTTTTTAGGTTGTGGGTGAACTTCAAGAACTTTAGTTTTCTTACCGTCAGAACCTATTACATAATCACCAACTTTTAACTCACCCATTTTAACTTTCCCTGTAGGTGTATACACTAATTCTGAGGTACTTACACATTTCCCTAACCCCATATCATCAGCTAAAACACAACCATCTCTAGATAATAAAAACTTAATACCTTCTTTTTGATGTTCGTAAGGTGTTCTACTTTTAGTATCTAATTCTACGTATTTATCGAAATCCACATCAATATCAACTGATTCAAAATATGGGTCATCAATAACCATAGTTTTAGGTAACCAATACATCTTAGAATTTTCTTGATTCCTAGTTAATTTACCATAAACATGATAAGCTTTTTCGGTGTCGGCTAACATAAATTCAACCAATATTTTAGTTGGAAGGAAGCTTAATTCCAAATCTTTTTGTAGTTGTTGACCTAGGAAAGTTGAGAATTCAATAATCCTATTAATTAACAATGGTTCTTTATCATGAAAGTTAGTTATGTAATCAACTTGCTTTTCAGTTAAACTTATTTTATTATTTTTAACTAGTTGACCCTTTAGTTTCCTTAGATAAGGGTTTTTACCAGAATACTCCTCTAGTATCACTAAAGCTGAACGACTTTTAAGGAAATTTATATCAATCAATTGTAAAATTTTAATTTTATATTATAATTATTAAAATATAAGCATTTTTTTTGAATAAGTAAATTTTTATACTATTTATATTAAAAAGAATATGGATAAGAAGAAAATACCTATTAATAGAAATAATAAATTTTTTTCACAAGAAGATTTTAATTTAGAAATCTCTATGGGTCGTGAGTCTATTGAGGGTGATGGTAATTTTACTGTAATACTTTATAGAGTTGATATTGAGAATACGCAAAGTGATGATATTTATAATGAAGCGTCTAAGAATAATATTAATTTTTACCCACCACAAGAATTATACGTACAACCAATATTAGGGGAATCCGAAAATAAAACTTACACTAATCAAGGTAGTGGTAGGTATTTACAAGATGGTGTTCTATCTTTTGGTATATATGTCGCACAACTAGAAGAATTAGATATTGATATAAGTTATGGTGATTACATTGGTTATGCTGTTAGCGAGACAAATATAAGGTATTATTCAGTATCTAATGATGGGCGTAAAAATTATGATAATGGTCACACTATCATGGGTTATAAGGGTTACTATAGAACAATAACCGCATCACCTATTGATGAGGATGAATTTAACGGATTTTAATTATGGGATTACCTAATGGTTTTAAAAAAAATATTAAAATATCACCACAGAAAGTTGGACCTGAAAGGAGACAAGAGATTTTAAGTGATATAGCTAATAAAGGTACTTATTTACCAGAAGGTATTAACTATGAGGATATGGATGAGGCTTTCGTTAAGTACATTAAGGATGAATTTAATGTAACCGTTAATGGTGAGGAAGTTCCAGTTTTATTCTTAACAATACAAAGATGGGCTGAGTTTAGTAAGACTTGGAAATTTACCGATTCTAATAAAGACATTAAGTTACCATTTATTAGTATAGTTAGAAAACCAAATATTCAAGTGGGTACCAATCAAGTTGGTTTCTACAACATACCAGGTCGAAGAACCTACACATATGTTAAAGTACCAACTTTTAAAGGTGGGAGAAATGGTATGGATGTGTATAAGATACCACAACCAACCTCAGTAGATGTTGGTTATGAGGTTAGGTTATTCTGTAATAGAATGTCAGATTTAAATATATTAAACTCTAAGATGCACTTAAAATATCAATCTATACAACATTATATAAATATAAAAGGCCACCCAATACCAACCGTTTTGGAAGAAGTGGGTGATGAAAGTCCAATTGAAGATTTTGAGAATAGGCGTTTTTACGTTCAGTTATTTGAAATACTAATGATGGGTTATATTTTAAATGAGGATGATTATGAGGTTGTACCAGCATTTAATAGAGCCGTATTACTAAATGAATTAGTTGAAGGTAGAGTGTTACCTAGATTTAAAACTAGTAAGGATGGAGCGTCTACTGTTTACGAGTTTATATTTAAATGTGAGACAATAAATGATTTTAATTTTACTGCAACGCAAAATATTGATTTTTATGCTGTAACTGACGCTAAGAATATTGATTGTATCGATTATTACGTTAATAACGTTAAACTTGATTTACCATTTTCAATTGTTAGTGGTGATTCTGTGTATATAGTTATAGAAAGAGATTCAAATAATGAAAGTAAATTTAAATTAATTGGTACTAATGAATAAAATTTTTATTATTGATAATTGTAACTTACCAGCACCAACGGATATTTGCCCAATAAAAGCGAATAGTATAACCGCATGTGATAGTGATAATAGTATATTATTAACTAGCGGTGCTACTATATTCAATAAAACAATTATAATTGAAGACATAACAATAAACGGTAGTTTAAATACCGATATAATACCTAAAATTAATGACACGTTAGAGTTAGGTAGCCCAATAAAAAGATTTAGAGGTATAAACACATATAGTGGTACTACCACAATATGGAATGTAAATGAGGTTGTTAACACACCAGAAGTAAATTTAGGTGTGGACTCGTTAGGTATTTCTAGGGTTTTGAACGCTAATAACTCAATATTAGAAAACGATTATTTAATTGGTGGTACTTATTAATAATGATAATATATTTATATAAAAATAGAATAAATGGGAATTAGAAACGCTAAATTAATTATTAAAAATAGTGATATCGTAAATAGACCTTTACCATCAACATTATTAGCTGGTGAGGCTATTGTAAACACTGCCGAAGGTATAATGTACTTATCAGGTGTGACGACATCTACGAATAATTGGACACCAGCTGGTGTTGGTCCTAACGCCAATTTCTTTGAGGTAGGTTCCAACCTTTATGACTTACAACTTAGAAATAAGATAACTAAATATGAAGGTGTTAGTGGTAGTGGTTTAGTAGATAAAATCTTAATTGGTACTGCTAATGGTTTTGTTCTAAATGATATATCAAACATTGGTGATTTAATTGATTCATATATAAGTGGTGGTACTTTTAGTAATACAACAAAGATATTAACCTTAACATCTAATTTAGGGAAACCAGATGTTAATATTGGTGGGTTTGTAGATACTTTCACAACTGGTAGTACCCTAGTTGGTAATCAATTATCATTTGATACCAATACCACTTTAAGTGCTTACACAGTTGATTTATCCAACTTAGCAACAGTTGATACATATGTAACTAGTTTAACTTACAATAACAGTTTACTAACCTTAAATCAAAATCAAGGGCAAACACCTTTAAATATAGTAATTGACTCTGTGTCGGGTTTAACCGTTGGGAATTTAGTTAATGGTAGAGTTGTTTATGTTGGTGCGTCAGGTAATTTAGTTGATGAAGCTGGTTTTGAATATAACCCAAATACCAATACATTTTTAGCTGGTAATATTATCACTTCAACAACTGGATTTGCAAATGTAGGTGATGGTGGTTTAGTAGTTGGTTCTGGTGGTAGTCCTACCAACCCAGGGGTTGGTAATGTTGTTATTCATGGTAATTTAACTATTTTTGGTGATGCGATTACTGCATCAACTAGTGAGTTATACATTGAGGATAATAGAATTACTTTAAATTACAACCCAACAACTAACACTAATATTAGTTCATTAGGTTCTGGGTTTGAGATTCAAGATGGTGATGGTAATAGTAGTATGCTTACATTTAAAGTAGCGGAACTTAACACTTTTAATAATATTGAATACCCATCAAACATTGGTGCTAGTAATAGAAGTTATTACACTAATTTGAATGATATTATAATTAGACAAGTAACGGACACATCATCCCCAACAGTTGGTAATATAGGTAAAAGAGTGTTGGCTGAGGATGACGTTTTAGATGGTGGTGGTTATTAGTGAATTAAATATAGGATAACCTTTATTTTATACATATAATTAATAATATAAATGAATAACGTAATATACCCTAATATTAGGGTTTTTTAAATCAATACCATATATATGGTTATAATTAACACGATTAATTATTTAGAAGAACATAACTCTAAATAATTATGGGAAAGAGAAATAATATATTTTTATTAAAAAGGTCTAACACACCTAATAAGGTACCCATCGTTGGTGATTTATTATTGGGTGAGTTGGCTTTAAATACCGCTGATGCTATACTTTATACATCGGGCTCAACATCAAACACCATCCGACCAATAGGGTGGGATAGAATAAGTAGAAACGGTGATACGATGAATGGTAATTTAACCGTAAATGGGTCAATTAGTGGGACAACTTATTATGGTGATGGTTCAAATTTAACTGGTGTAAACGCAACAGTATCCTTGATAAGAAAACAATTTGACTACTTGGGGGTACAATCTTTTACGTTAGACACAAACTATTCACAAGTATACTCGATTGAGGTAAATGGTGGTGGTTCATTAAAAACAGACCAATACACTCTTAATGGTACAAATGGGTTTACTATCTTAGATACTTTAGATGTTAATGATTACATTGTGGTGATATATTCCGCAAATGTTTTAGGTGTAGTTCCTTATTATAGTCAAGCTCAAGTAGATGTGTTACTAGCAAACACACTTTTACCAATACCATACAGAAGTATAGTTAACCTTGGTAATGTTACGGGGGCGGTTAGTATTAACTGGAATTTAGGAGTAAAACACAAACTTAATTTAACTGGTAATATTACAATAACTCAATTAAATTTTGCAGGTTACGAGGGTCAAAAAGTACAAGAATTAGAAATTACAAGTTCAAGTCCTACACACACAATTACGTGGACTTCTGTAACACCTTCAGATTTTACGGACGCAATTAGTTTTGCAACTGCCTCAACATTTAATAATGTATCAGTAAGACTGTTACGAGGTACTACATTTCAATCAAATAATATAGTAAGATAATGGGAAGCTTCGGAAATAAAATGGTGGCGTTTAGTGGTAAAAAATTACTACTTGATACTTATGGGGGTGCAAGACTTGCCTACTCATTACGTAGTTTAAAAGGGACAACGGGGTCAGTTGTGCGAGTCCGTAGAAGTAGCGATAATGTAGAACAAGATTTTAATGAAAAAGAAATCACCAATGGCACTTTACTATCTTTTGTTGGAGGTGGTAATGGTTTTGTTACAATATGGTACGACCAAAGTGGAAATGGTAAAAATGGTACACAAACACTAATAGATAGACAACCAAGAATTGTTAATAATGGTGTTTTGGTTCAAGATAATGGTCAACCTGCATTATCATTTGATGGTGTTAACGACCATTTTGTAACTGACGAATCTTTTACACCCAACGGATATAGTTTTGTTGTTTATAATTGTGCTGTAGACACTTTTTTAATAGTATTAGGTTGTAGTGCTGCACCCTTTAGATATTTAATTAGAAGCCCTAATGGTGGTGGTGGACATATTTACCAATATTATGCAAATACATTAACATTGAGAAACAGTAATGGTACTTCTTTAATTAATACTCAATACATTACTTATATTGAAAAAGACCACACATCAAATACAAATTTAATTAGAAGTAATAATGATAATTCAATTGTCACTAATGTAACAGCACCAAATGGTGGCGTTGGTAATATTAGAATTGGTATTGAAGGTCCATCCTCAGTTAGTTTTAATGGTACGATGCAGGAAATTGTTATTTTTGGAGCGAGACAGAATTTAACATTAGACGCTATAATGAATAATCTTAATAATAAATACAACGCATTTTAAATGAAGGCAATACAAATTAATAACGAGTGGCAAATATTTCAAACTTTACCAACTTCTTGGAATAATAAGATGCCTTATAACGCAATAGAGGAGGGTTTTAAGGACGTTGTAAATCCAAGTGTAACCAACTTACAAAAATTAGGCTCGATGGTTTTTGACACTGAAAATGACGTTCTAACCTATACCATAATTGATAAAACAGAAGAAGAAATTTATAGTGAAACTTTGGCAAATGCTTCAACAGTTACAGCCATTCAATTCTTAACACAATTAGAATTAATCGGAATAACGCAAGACGCTATTTTGCAAATAATTGAAACATTAGAAGCTCCGAATAATACAATTGCTAAAATTAGCTTTTTAAGGGCCACATCATTTGATAGAGATAATCCACTTATGTATTTAGTTGGGTTAGCTTTTGGTAAGTCTGAGTTAGAATTGGATGGTATATTTATAAATGCAAAAAACTTAATGATATAATATAAAGTACATAATAGAATTTACAAATATAGTAACACCAGTTAATCCGAAACACAGTTTTTACGGATATTAATAAAAACATAAATAAAAATGGAAAGTAGACATAAAATACAAAAAGGTCAATTAGAATTAAGTTCTAAACAAAATACATTAATAGCAGGTAATGGTATATCTATTATTAATAATACAATTAGTACAAGTGGTGGTGGTAACGCAACAGTTGATAATTTCTATTACCAAATTTCAAATTCAGTTGATACTAGACCAGTGTTTTCAGATGCAAACGTAACTATTAATTGGGATGAAACAGGTAACGATATTGAATTCGTAATGAAAGTGGACCCTGTTGGGTCTGGTGATATGCGAAGTATAGCTTATGTAGTTGGTGGGTCATCACGGTCATCACGGTCATCACAATCTACCTCAATTACTACACTTAACTTCATATACAAAATATTTGATTTTGGTGTGGCTGCTGGTGATAGAATGGAAGCATTTGTTTCCGCTGAGAATGACGTAAATTACCCTGCTTATCATATTACTGTTTATAATACGGGGGAATCGTATTTAAACACTATTTGGATTCAAAGAATCAAAATAAATTAAAATATTAAAACGGTGGTGAGTTATAATACATTACATATATTTAAAACAAAAAAAAAAAGATGTTAGGTAGTAAAAGTGATTTTTTTCATTCAGATGAGGATATTTTAATTAAGACAAGGAATTTCATGATTTATTTTTTAAAAATGCATAAGACAAAAAAGGGTGTGATTAATTTATATCTTGAGGCTTACGAATATTTTATTTTAAATCCAAATGAGTTTGATGGTGCTACGTTATCGAAAGATATTAAGGTAATACCTAATTTAGACATATGGGCCATGTTACATGACTATTTATATATTAAATATAATATAGCGGTTAATTGGAAATTAAAGTATTATGGTGACGTTATATACGCTTTAGAGATGGAGAGACTTGGAATTTCATATGGTACTACTTGGGGTAGGTTCATTTTATTAGTGTTAAGTCAAATAATTTTCACACCATATCAATTATTAAAAGGTAAGAGAATGGATAGTGAGCAAAAAAGTGGGTTTATGAATATAATTAAAAAATTTAAAAATTAGAAAGAATGATAGTAATTAGAACAACTGAAAAAATTAATTGGGGAGGTCGTAATCCATTTATAAATAACGTTATTGAAATAGAGATGAGTGAAATCCTTAGGGATTCATCTTCAATAACATTTAACATCACTGATAGGGTGATTATCGACACACCTGTGGATAGTTTGATACCAAGTAGGGGTAGTTTAGTCATTAATAATAAAAGAGTCATTATAACTGTTAGTGAGTACAACAACTTATTTCAATTAGCGGATGATTATATTAAAATTAATAACCCAGATTTAAGCATTTTTAATAGAGAAGCTTTAAGACCATCAATCGCACTTTTATTGTATTTCCAAAACGATAAAATTATGGATGAATCAAATAATGAGTTTTGTTTATATGGTACCACACCTAATCAGTGGGAAGTTAAATAATAAGGTTTGTTATAATTATCATAATTTAAAAATCTTATATTATCTCACATTTTAAAGATTAACGGACATTATAAGATACTTTACTAAATAAATCTATATTTATAATTAAATAACTAAATATAATACAAGTAAAAAAAATTAAGTAAATAGATGGCACAAAATAGAGTATTCGTAAGTCCAGGTGTATACACATCCGAAAAAGATTTAACATTTGTAACTCGTCAAGTTGGGGTAACAACACTTGGTTTAGTTGGTGAAACCACTAAAGGTCCAGCTTTCCAACCAATATTTTTATCAGATTATGGTGAATTCACGTCATTTTTTGGTGCTTTGGACGCTAGGAAAGTAAAGGAAACTGGTAATGCACAATATGAATTACCTTATGTTGCTAAATCTTTTTTATCTAAATCAAACCAATTATATGTTACCAGAGTGTTAGGTTTTTCTGGTTATAACGCTGGTAAATCATGGGGTATAACATTGGACGCTTCATTAGACCCAAGTACTATTGTTTTGGGTGCAAGTGATGTTCCATTTACATTGGGTTTCACTGGTTCATTTAGTGCTAACACAATATCATTAATTTCTAGTGATTCTAACGTTCAAAACATTATTGATTCTGGTTTAATTAATACATCATTAGTTACCTTATTAGGTTCTAATGTTGGTGATGAATTAGAAATATCACAAACTTTCTTAAAGGGGGTTGGTAATATTTTTAATGGTTCAGAATTCTCATTAGGAGTAACAGCAGTTGGTATTGTTGGTGATGATGTAAGTGGTACAACATCTGGTTTAACAACAAATTACTCAGCAACTGGTTATGCTGATGTGGAGAATAAGGTTGTTGCTTTATTGAGAAGTAGAGCTAGATATAATGGTGATGAAGAATTAAAATTTGAAATTACAAATCAAAGTGATTTATTGATAAATACTTCGATTACCCAAGCTGAAAATAACCCTTTGGGTAATTTAGTGTTAAGTGGTACATCCATTTTAAATGGTTTTACATCTAAGGGAGATTTCAATTATGAAATTTCATTTGATAAGACAAAAAGAAATTACATTACAAGGGTATTAAGTAAGGAAGTTAAAGATGGTAATACACCTATTTTTGTTGAGGAGATATTTGAAAACATGTTTAGTGATTTAGTTAACGCTGATAAAGTTAAAGGTATTAAATTAGCTTTAGTTGATTATGAAACTGATTTTGTTAATTATAAAACGGAGTTCTCACCAGCTATAACACCTTATATTTTATCTGAAGTTAGAGGTAATAAGATATTTAAATTATTTAGATTTATAACAATTTCAGATGGTAATACAGCTAATCAAGAGATTAAAATATCTATTAGTAATATTAAGCCAGACGATAAAGAATTTGATGTATTAATTAGAAGCTTTTTCGACACTGACGCAAATCCAATTATATTAGAGAGATTCTCAAAATGTACTATGGACCCTAATAGACCTAATTTTATAGCTAGGAAAATTGGTACGACTGATGGTTATTACCAATCAAGGTCTAAATTCTTATTGGTTGAAATGAATGAGGATGATGATATTAGAGATACATTCCCAGCTGGTTTTGATGGTGTTTTAACTAGAGATTATGGTACTGCATTAGCTCCAAATATAGAGTATAAAAAAGCTTATACAAACGTTGAGAATAAACGTAAGGCCTTTTTAGGATTATCTAACATTGTTGGGATTGACCAAGATTTTTTAAACTATAAAGGTGTTGATTCTAATGGCGTTGCTTTTCCTAATAAAACTAGCGCATTCCATTTAGACTCAAACGCTGTAAACGTTTTAGCTATTGATAATGAAGCGACAACATTTGAGGTTGGTGAGGCACCTTTTCAAAATGAGGCTGGTCTTGGTGGTACTGTTTATGAAAAACTATATACTCGTAAATTTACATTTGCACCATATGGTGGTTTTGATGGATGGGATATTTATAGAACAAGAAGAACTAACTTAGATTTATTCTCTAAAAACGCATCTGGTAAAGCTTTAAAAGGTATAAACCAAGGTAATTTTATTTTGAAAAGTTTAAGTAGTGGTGAGATTGGAAATACTTCTGATTATTACGCATACTTAGAAGCTATTAGAACATTTGCTAACCCTGAATCTACGAATATTAATATATTTGCAACACCAGGTATTGACATATCCGACAATCGTAATTTAATTGAAGAAACAATTGAAATGATTGAAAGAGAAAGAGCTGATTCATTGTACATTGTAACAACACCTGATTTTGAAGGTATGACAGCTGATGAAGCGGTTGACTTAATAGAAGATAGTGGTATTGATAGTAATTACTCTGCAACATATTGGCCATGGGTACAAGTAAATGACTCTGAGAATAACGTTCTTATTTATTTACCACCAACTATTGATGTTGTTAAAAATATAGCTATAACTGATAATATTTCATTCCCTTGGTTTGCAGTTGCTGGAATTCAGAGAGGTGATATGGATGTTGTTAAGGCTAGAAAAAAATTAACTTTAGGTGAAAGAGACGTTCTTTATGAAGGTAGAATTAACCCAATCGCAACATTCTCTTCTGAAGGTGTTAAAATATGGGGTAATAAAACACTTCAAGTTAAAGATACAGCGTTAAACAGAATTAATGTTAGAAGACTTTTATTACAAGCTAGAAAATTAATATCAGCTGTTTCTATTAGATTATTGTTTGAACAAAATGATGATATTATTAGGAACCAATTCTTAAGCCTTGTTAACCCAATATTGGATAATATACGTTCTGAGAGAGGTTTAACCGACTTTAGAGTTGAAGTGGATAGAAGTCCTGAATCGATTGATAGAAACGAGTTAAACGGTAAAATATTCATAAAACCAACTAGAAGTTTAGAATTTATCTCAGTTGAGTTTAACATTATGAATACTGGTGCTAGTTTTGATGATGTTTAATCTAAAATACATTATATTAAAAAACCCTCTATTAATAGAGGGTTTTTTTATATAACATAGTACCACAATCATAAATTCGATATAATTTTCGTTCTAACATAATTTCATGTTCAGTTTTATTAACATCAAAACCCTCTTTTAATAACTCACTTTTTCTAAATTTAAATCTATTCACTCTATTACCCTTAAAAACATAAAAATAATTTGGTTTACTATTATGAATGAAATTAAAACCTAAAGTATCATATAAACTACCTTGACTCCAACGTCTATCAGCATAACTAATAATATCAATAGGTCGGTTGTTTAATGTAAAATTTTTAAATAACTTTGAAGCACCACCAATAACACTCGTATTTATTTTATTACAAAACCTAATTAACTCATAATTACCATTTTTAGGTTTTGAACCTAAACTACGTCTTAAATCACCAAAAGTCATTAAAGACACTAACTCATTATTATAATATAACCCTAAATTAATCTTAGAACCCACAGCACCTTGGATGTGATTATCGTTTAAGAATTTAGTTTTTTCCTTAACTAAAACATTTTTAACCTCACATTTCCTAGCATATATCCTATTTTCATTTAAACCTAACATATTACTAATTCTACTTTTAACAATATCTTTTTTATTAACCCACTCATCCTCAAAAATATGTATCAATTTAATACCATTTTCCAAACATTTATTAGTTTTATTTAAATGATATTTATTATCCTTAAACAATTCAGAATGCCAATATAAACCATTATACTCAATGGTAATATTATGTGATGGAATATAAATATCTAATTCAAATGGTTTTATAATACTTTTATCATTACTAATAAAATTAACACCTAAAGATTTAATGAAGTCCTTAACTTCCGTTTCACTTTTATCATATTTTAAACCACATTTAGGACAACCTTTACCATTTAAATGGTCGTTTGGGGTTTGTGAATAAGTACCATGTTCCTCACAAATTATATCAACTTTTATTTTAGATGATGTGTAATTAGTTAATGAGTAATCATATTTATTAGAATGAGTTAATTCTGATTTCTCATAAAATTGTAAATTAGTTAAATTTCTTTTATCATTATAACATTTAGGGCAATTTTGTTTATAGTGATTATTAGGTAAAGTATGGTAAGGACCATGTGTTTTACAAATAACAATTAGTTTTGTTTTAGCATCAACATATTTTGTTAAAGAATAATCATATTTATCCCCATGAATACCAATTGATTTGTTAATAAAAAATTCAGTATCAACTTTAGGATTTTTAGAACAATGTATACAAGCCTTTTTACCCCTTAAATGCTCAGAAGGTGATTGTGAAAACTCAAAATTATGTTTAATACATTTAATATTTATCTTATCAACACTGTTACTATACACAGTATTATCATAATTAAAATCTTTATCTAAACCCTTATTTTCACATTTACTCAAAAATTTTATTAATTTACTCATTTTTTTTGATTATTGATGTATTTATATGTAAGTACGACACAAAGATACTAAAAATAAATATAATAAAAAGAAAAACAATAAAAATTATGGCTGATTTATTAATGAAAATGCCCGTACCTTACGAACCTAAAAGGAAGAATAGATGGCTTTTTAGATTTCCGTCCGATTTGGGTATTCAAGAGTGGTGGTTACAAAGTGCTGCTAGACCTACAATTACGCAAAACGAGGTTGAGATACCATTTTTAAACACTTCAACTTGGGTTATTGGTAGATTCACATGGGAAGCGATTGACGTTACCTTTAGGGATGCAATTGGACCCTCAACGGCTCAAGCTATTATGGAGTGGGTGCGTTTACATTCTGAATCAGTTACAGGTCGTCAAGGTTATGCCGCTGGTTATAAGAAAGACATTGAGATAGAGATGTTGGACCCGACTGGTGTTGTTGTTGAAAAGTGGGTTTTACAAGGTACTATGATTGTAAGTGCTAATTTTGGTGATTTATCAATGGATGATGATGGGATTGCTGATGTTACAACCAATTTAAGATTTGATAGAGCTATTTTAGTATTCTAATATACTTTACTAAATAATAGTATACTTTACTAAATAATAATATTAAAAAAGAGGTCATTTGACCTCTTTTTTTTGCTACATTAAGTAGTCTTCATAACTATCATAACTATCATAATCCCTAACCTCATAAAACTCACCTATATCAAGACATACGTGTTCACATTCATCTATCTTCATATAGTTGCTAGTATGGTAGTGTCCATAGAAGTGTTTTTTAATTTTATTATTAAGTTTTAACAATTCAAATAATCTAGTAACCTCAAAACGTTCATCTACTAAATCTTTTGGTAGTGTAGGGTCGTAAGGGATAAACATTTTAACGTTTGATGCCCAACAATCTATTTCATTAATCATATGTTTATCAACATATGGTGTTGTGAAATTTGTTGTTGTATGTGTTACTAATATATCAACATCCTTTATTTGGTTAATCTTATCTAAATCAACTTTAAAACCTTCATCTTCCCAAAATTTAAAATTATCACCTCTATTAATTTCTCTATCAATACTTACAGCACCACCAACACCTAATATTTTTTTATTTTCAATATCTAACACTGTATAATCTTCTTCTAACTTAAGGTTGTTATAAATATGGTTACCCTTGAAGTAATGAGGGTTATCATGGTTACCTCTAAAAACGTGTAGTGTGTTATTACCTAACTTTAAAGAATCGTTTAAATTATTAAATCTTTTTATTTCATTCTCATCTCTAGTAGCACCAGCACCAAAATCACCAACATGTATTAATGTTTGGTTTACCAATTTTTTCACTTTAATAACATATTCAATATAAGAATGGTTACCATGGGTATCACCAATAAAAATCATAATTTTATATTTAGAAACAAATATACTATTTTTTTTTATAAAAACATAATATTAATTAAAAAACTTTACATATATTATTTAATAAATAATATTAATTAAAAAACTTTACATATATTATTTATTAAATATATTATAATAAAATTTAACAAATAATTATGTCAGAAGAGATTAATAAAAAACCAAATGTTTTTCCAACATCGGAAGAAATTGCTAAAGCTAATAGTACTGGGTCACAAATAGCTAATCAATTAAATGATGAATTGATTAAAGAAAGTGTTGGTAGTTATGAATATAAACACTCATCAATTGAGGAAGGTTATGCTGAGCAGATGCGATTAAAAACGGAGTCGCAAATTAGATTAAGAGATGAAATGATGCGTAAAGCTCATGATTTAGCGGATAAAACGGACAGAGAACGTGCTATTAGAGATGTTAGAGGTTCAGTAATGGAGGTTAGACCAGAGTTGGCTGTTGATTATGGTACTAAATATGAAGTTGGTTATGGTAAAGGTAATAATTTAGAGACACCTAAAGTTGAAAATTTAGAACCACCTAAGGTTGCTACTTTAGAACCACCTAAGATGGATAACTTTAAAGTTGATGAGAAAGTTGATGAAAACAAATTAGGTAATGGTATGACCAATGAGCAGCTTTATGAGTTATTAAGTAGACCGCAAGATGATTCACCATACGATGTAATACCATTACCTTCTAAAGGTAAGTTATATAAAAACGGGAAACCAACCATGAAAGTGGGGTATTTAAACGCTTCTGATGAAAACATATTAACTAATCCAAATTTAGTACAAAATGGTAAGTTTTTGGAAATTTTATTTAATAGAAAAATGTTAGATACTGATTTAAGGTATAAGGATTTACACACTGGTGATAGAAACGCTATTATGATTTGGTTAAGGTCAACTGCTTATGGCCCTACTTATCCAATTAGTCTTTACGACCCTAGTGATTCTAAATCATTTGAGACAACAATAGATTTATCACAATTAAAAATGATTGAATTAAATGTTGAAACTGACAATAATGGTCATATATCTTATGTGTTACCTTTATCTAAGGATGTGATAACATTTAAGTTATTAACTGTAGGTGAAGTGGATGATATTGAGACTCATAATGATGAGATGGAGTTAAATTTTGGTAAGATGTATAATGATATGTCCACATTTACCATGAAAAAACAAATAACGTCAGTTAATGGTTCTTATGGTGAAGCTGTAATATCTAAGTTTGTTGACACTATGTTGATTAGGGATGTACAAACTTTTAGAAAATATGTTAACTCAATTGAATGTGGTATGGATATGAATTTGGAAGTTAGGACTCCTGGGGGTGAGTCCTTAAAAACATTTCTTCCCCTTAACACATCATTTTTTTGGCCTGACCTCGACTTATAAATCCTCGTTTTTACAGGAAATTTATTTATGTTTTAGGTATTTAGGTCTATCTTATTTAGATTTAAACAAGATGCCAACTTATGAGAGAAGGTTTTTCTTAAACCTATACGTTGAGGAAATGAATAGTAAAAATGAAGCTCAAGAGTCTAGAACGAATAACTCTAAAGGTAAGAAAACGATTAGTGGTGAAGCACTAAAAAATGATATTAGAGATAATAAGATAACTTTATAATAAGCAATAAAAGACTGTAATTACAGTCTTTTATTATTTATTTACGTATTTAGTTGGGATTTATCTTTATATTTATATTTATATAAAAAATAATACTATGGTTAAATTAATTATAAGTGAGGATACATACTCCGTAGGTTTTAGTAAGATAAGAAAAGGTGATATTATGAACATCACCACACAAAATAAAAATATACAAGCGGAAGTTGTTGATGTGTATTCAACACAAATAATTATTTCAGCCCAATCAAAAAATTATTTAATATCATTAGCCTCAATGTCTGACGATAATTTGAGTTTTTTAGAAGACCCAACTGGTAGTAAAACTAGAGGTACTATTAAAGGGATTAAATCCATCATAATAACTAGAAACGGTAAAAATATTAGTAAGATATACCCTAACAACACTAACAACGCTAAAAACACTAATAAAACTAATAAAACTAATAAAACTAATAAAACTAATAAAACTAATAAAACTAAAACTAATAATATTATAAAACCATTTTTTAAGGAAGCTTACGATTCCATATTAAGCGATTTAAACGATTTAACGGAGGGAGACACAGTAACATTTAGTTTTGGTGAGTTAATAACTAAAAACGACATTAAAACGGAAAATAAAAGCACCATGGAGGTTTACATTGAAAAGGTTGTTAAGGATAATCTAATTAAATGTTTGGTTAATGTAGTTGAAGGGAGTTTATTAAGTAATTTTTCAAATTTAAAGGGTGAAGTTATAATAATAAATAAAGCCAACTCATTTAGTTTATCGGAAAAAGGTGTTACACTTAACGCTAAGTTATTTAAACAAAATAAGACTAGTGATTTAGTTAGTATCCCAAATTTATATAAAATAGATAACGATGGTAAGGGGCCTGTTGGTGAAGTAAATTTTGATGATTTAATGCAGAATCAGAATTTTAAGGATTTGATGTTAAGTAAACCCACTTTCTGGGGTAAATTTTTAAATAAGAACCCTAAAGGTGTTATTCCATTATTAAAAGCTTTAGAAGGTGGTACCACTAATAACTCACTATACGCAACAGCTAAAAAATATTTAGGTAATAATGAATATTTCTCCAAAGGTAAAAAAGTTAAATTAACTTACTTATCACCTAAAGAAATTGACCTTGGTGGTATAATGTTAAAAAATGGTACTTCCTATTTTGGTGTTTTCTTAGACTCAAAAAGAGTTAAGTTGACTACGTCAAGACAAAACTCTAAGATTGTGATGGAATTACTAGAGAAAATTGGTGATGATAAATATAGGGTTAAAATAACTAAAGAAAATACTAGAGATATCGCTATTGGGGCAGTTGATTACGGTCAAGGTATAGTGGAACTTAAAAACAACGATTAAATATGGCTGATACTAATGGTTTATCCAATGAGGATTTAAAAAGGATGGAGAAATACCTCGAACTACAACAAAAAACAGCATCAAGTTTTAAGGGGTACGTAGAGGATGTTAAACAAATTAAGGTTATTTCAGAAAATATAGAATATATTGAGGCGAGAAAGGCTAAGATATTACAAACAATTAATGATTTAACTAAACAAGCTAAAAAAAGTAGTAAGGCTGAAAAAAAAGCGTTATACGATAAAATAGCGCAAGAGCGAGTATCGTTAAAAATAGCTATCGAAAAAATTGACGCTGCTAAGACTGAATTAGGTTATTTAGAGGAATCAGTTAAACAAACTAAATCACTAGTATTAACTAAAGAATCCCTTAAAAAACAATTAAAAAATGTTGGTGGGTTATTATTCCAACAATTGGGTTGGTTATTAGAGCAACAGAAAGCTGTTAAAATGACCACTTTAAGTATGGGTGTTTTAGGCAACCAAGCGGGTGTTTTAAAAGCAAACCTTTACCAAGCGTCTGTCGCCACTAATAGGTTAGGTGTTGATACTAAAGATTTAGGTAAAATGCAATCTATATATTCAGAAAGTATTGGTAGAGCTGTTGTTTTCACAACCAAATCAAACAAAGCTATGGCAGAACTTTCAGCTGGTACAATATTAGGTGCTGAAGGTGCTGGTGAATTAGTGGCAAACATGGATGGGTTTAACGTATCAGCGGAGCAGAGTAGAGATTTAGTTGCGGATATGTTAAATAATGGAACTAAAATGGGTATTAATGGAAGTAAATTAACTAAAAATTTAGCTAGTAATATTAAAATGGCTAATAAATATCACTTTAAAGGTGGTGTTGAAGGTTTAGCTAGGATGGCAGCTATATCTACTAAGTTTAAAGTTGAGATGAAAACCATTGGTTCATTCGCTGATAATTTGTTTGACCCAGAAGGTGCTGTTGAGATGGCTTCTAAATTATCAGTTTTAGGTGGTAATTGGAGTAAATTGGGTGACCCTTTTGAATTGATGTTTAAGGCTAGGAATGATTTGACAGGTTTAACCAAAGATATTATAGCAGCTACTGAAGTAAGTGGTGTGTTTAATAAAACCACTGGTGAACTTCAATTTAGTGGTATGGAGATGCATCGACTAAGGGAGGCTGCTAAAGCTACTAATATGGAGTATGATGAATTAGCGCAGATGGCCCAAGAAGTTGGTAAGAATAACGCAAAAATGGGTCAAATGGTAACTGGTGGTAAGTTAAATAAAGAAGAAAAAGAATATTTAGCAGCTATTTCTAATTGGGATAAAGATAAAGGTAAATTCTTTGTTGAGGTATTGAATGATGAGGGTGTAACTGATAGATATAATTTTGATGAACTACATAAGTTAGACTCCGCTATGATTAAAAACATAATGGACCAAGAAAAAAATTTAGCAGAAAGAGCTGAAGAATCTTTAACATTTGATGAATCTTGGAAAAACTTGGTGAATACTTTCAAATCAACTCTTTTACCAGCATTTGACGGGTTTAGTAAATCAATGGAACTTGTATTAACTAGTATTGCGAAGAGTGGTGTGTTTGAGACAATTGCGCAATGGTCTATTACATTAGGTAAAACTTTAGCTGAGTGGCCTAAAACAGTTGCTGCCGTTTTAGCTGGTGCTTTCATAGTTAAAGAAGCTTGGTGGTTAGCTAGGGGTGTTTTTTTAGGACTCGGATTCAATACCACCGCTAGAGTTGGTGGTGGTGGTGGTGCTGCTGCTAGTAAAGCTACGAAGGGTAGTGGTGGTGGTGCTGCTGCTAGTAAAGCTACGAAGGGTAGTGGTGGTGGTGCTGCTGCTAGTAAAGCTACGAAGGGTAGTGGTGGTGGTGGTGCTGTTGCTAGTAAACTTGGTAAATTTACTAAATTTGCTAAAGTTGGTGGTGCTGCTGCTGCTAGTGGTGGTTTATTAACTGCTGCTTTTTCAGGTTATGATGAATATACTAGTAATGAAGAGAGTGGTATGAGTGGTGGCGAAAACGCTGGTAGGACTGCTGTTAGAAGTGGGTTGGCTGGTGGTGGTGCTTGGGGTGGTGCTACCGCTGGTGCTTCATTAGGGCTGCTTGGTGGTCCATTAGCACCAGTAACGGTACCTTTAGGTATGCTTATAGGTGGTATAGCTGGCGCTATAGGTGGTGATATGCTTGGTGATTCGGCTGGTGATGCTATTTTTGGGGGTGGTGGGGGGAGTCAAGTTCATGATGACTTTATTTCCAGACCAGGAGCTGACCCAATATCATTTAACTCAGCTGATACTTTAGTTGGTTTGAAGAAAGATGGTGGTATTGGTCGAGCTTTGGTGGAAAATAGCACTGGTAAGGGTTCAGGTTCTTCAGGTGTTAGTGTTAGTTTTGGTCAACCTTTAAGAATTGAAGGGAGTATTAATGTAACCTCTGGAAATAAATCAGCTTCAATTGATTTAGATAACCCATTCTTTATTAGAGAGTTATCTAAAATGATTCAAGAAGAAATAAGTAGGGGTATTGGTGGTGGAAGAACGAGTTCTAACCCAATTTAAAATAAATTTAAAAATATGTTAAAATATATTTGGTTATATGAAAATAATTTCGTATTTTTTAAATAATATATTTTAATATATTAATACTATATATAATATATAGTAATATAATATATAATAATAATATATAATAATAATATATAATAATAATATATAATAATAATATATAATAATATATAATAATAATAATATTATATAATATATAATAATATATAGATTTTTTTTTAGTCTTTATATTTATTAATAAACAGTTTAACATGCCAAATGGAATAAATAATATATCACCCTCAATTAGAGATTTTTTATTAAACAGAAATTTAATATTAAGTGATACTGTAAGTAATAATGGTTTAAGTGGTTATGGTGTTGGTTTAGGGTTACCTGTAACTATCTCTACTTATCCAGAAACAGTTATTGCGTCTAGTGATATTGAAATTGAAGGGCAATCTTATAGAGATTTAAATTTATTAAACAACCCTTACGCATCAACTGTTGGGGACATTGTTGTTGATATAAATAGTAATAACATCCAAAATATTGGTAATTTACCAATAGGTACTCCCCAATCTGAATACACTAATTATATTGGTTCAAGAATAATTGACTCATCTTTCACAAATTATGGTAATGATGGTAGGGTAAATTTACTAAGAAACTTATACCAACCGAGTGAATCTGAAAGGTATTTAGTTAGTTTGGATAATTCAAATAATAATGTTGAAAATTCTAATGGTGGTTATTTAGATAGAAATGGTAATTTAAACATTGGGGGACCTTCAACCAAAGCAATTAATATAATTGGTGGTATTTTAAATGGTGGTGGTATTGGTATTGGTGGTGATAGTAATTTTGATATAAGAAGTTCTTTAGCTGGTAGAGTATTAAACGGTATAGGTGTTTTAAATGATACCAAGTTAGGGGTTATTGGTGGTAGGGAATTATTAAAATCTTTAGCTAATAAAGTATCTTTTAACGCACAAAGGGAAATATTAGGTAATTTTAATTTAAATCCATTAAGTTTACTTAGTGGTAATGATTTTTTAGTACCAAATTATTCGATTACGGTAGGTAAAGATAAAGTAAGTAAAATTTTAGATATTGGTCTAAACATATTAGGTTTTGAAGCACCAAAAGGTTATTTATTTGAGGATTCGTCTTCTATTTTCTATGTGGAAAATAAAGTTGATACTAAAGATAGGTTATTATCACAAGTATCTAATACTGGTAAAGGTCAAATTATTTCATTATTTAAAAATTTAAATGAGAATACCTATAAAATGCAAATAACCGATTCTAGATTTAAAGGGGAATCCGTTATAAGTAATTTATATTTATTTAATAGTGGTAACGGTGCTATGTTAAACATGTTAAACGCACCATTATTATTAGATGATAAAGGTAAAGTATTAGGTTCTTTAAAAAACGGCCCTAACACACCCATATCACCTAGTAATTATAAATTGGAGTCAATGGTTAGGGATGGTGAATTTAGCTCTTTAAAAGGCCTTAAAATAGGTGAGGAGGGGTTTACTTGGGCTCAAGGTGTGAAAGAAGAGTTATTTCATTATGTACTTGGTGATGGTGTTAACCTTACACCAGTTAATTCATCAAGTTCATTTGAAGCTTATGGTGATGTTAATATTAATAAGATTAAAAGGGGTTTACTAAACACAACTAAAAATTTATTTAAATCTGGACATATAAACGTCATGGTTAGTAGTAGAGGTTTACGTTTAGATACAGAAGGTGAGATTGACAATGGGGTTAAGGTTTTTAGGGGTTTTAAAGGTGATAAAATGGATGGTCCAAGTTTCATTTCTAGAGGTTCTGGTGTTAAAAGTTTATCAGCTTTAGAGGGTGTTGCTGATGATGCGAACATGGTTTTTTGTAGGTCTTGGACATCATTAGTTAAATATGATAAAGTTAGAAACTTACAAAAAAGTGATGGTTTAAAAAGTAATTACGGGTTAAGAAATAGAAATACAGTATCTAAATCGGTATTAGATGATAATGGTTTCGTTAGGGTAGCACCAACTAGAACTAAAGGTGAGATTGAAAACAATACTGAACTTGATGCTAAAAGATTCATGTTTTCAATTGAGAATTTAGCTTGGGCTGGGCAGACTGGTAATTTACCTAAGAATGAAATCGGACCAGGTGACCCATTAACTAAAACCAAAGGTAGGATAATGTGGTTTCCACCATATGATATTAAGTTTACGGAAAGTACTTCATTAAAATGGGATAGTTACGATTTCATTGGTAGAGGGGAACCTATGTATACTTATAACAATTCTGAAAGAAGTGGTAGTTTAAGTTTTAAGGTTATTATTGACCACGCATCTTACATGAACGATATTACTCTAATAGCTAAAGAATCTGGGTATGATACTGATGATTTTTTTAATAGTATTGTGGCTGGTTGTACTGATTTTGGTGATTATGATTTAAAAAATATAAGTGAGAATGACCAAAATGCTTTAGATGTTGATAACGCTAGTAAGGTTGCTGAAAAACAAGATACGCCTAGTATAGTACCTTTAGGTTTTTCGTATTACTTTCCAAATGATGTGGTTTCAGATGCTTATTTTGATTATGAAAGGTTTGGTTCTGAGAATGGTGAGGTGACGGCTAGTTCGTATGGTAAGATACCTGAGGACCCTGGTTATACTAAGGGTCAAACAATATTTTATGAGGATAGGAGTGATTTTGGTTTAAATAAAGCTTACTATGATACTAATTTTTTCACTAAATTAAGTGAGGATTTTAAAAAATGTGAACATTGTAAGATTGTGATTAAAGGTTACGCTAGTAAGGATGGTGTTACCAGTGTGAATAAAAGGTTATCTGATGATAGAGCTAAAACTATGAAAGGTATATTAATCAAGGAGTTGTTAGGTGGTAATGAGACTTCGGACCCGTTAAGTGGTAATAGGTTTAAACTAGTTGTTGGTAAAGGTGAATCAACTGACTCACCAAGTAAAGGTGTTAAGGCGGTTGATTCAATATTAAATAAAAAAGCTAGAAGAGTTGACGTTACTTTTGTTGACGACCCTAGTAATAAGAAAATGTTAAATGAATTTAAGACTAATTTAAAATCTAATAACCTTAAAAAAATACTTAATGATAGGGTTAAGGGTAAATTTTTTAACGAATCATTATATTTTGAGAAGTTAAGACAAGATGATAAATTTACCTATGATTCCATAAGTGAAAAGATTAAATTCTTTCACCCAGCTTTTCATTCAGTAACGCCAGAAGGTTTTAATAGTAGATTAACATTTCTTAATCAATGTACTAGACAAGGGCCAACTAAGAACGCTAACTCACCTAGTAATTTAGTTTTTGGAGCCGCACCTGTTTCTATCCTAAGGATAGGTGATTTTTATCATACAAAGATTATAATTGATAGTTTAAATATTGACTATGATGGTGGGTTCGGTACGCAATGGGATTTAAACCCAGAAGGTGTTGGTGTTCAACCAATGATTGCTAATGTTTCAATATCATTTAAATTTATTGGTGGTCAATCATTAGATGGGCCTATTAATAAACTACAGAATGCGGTTTCATTTAACTATTTCGCTAATACTGAGATTTATGATTCAAGAGCTGAATATTTTAGTAATGGTAGATATACTAGTGATGTGGTAAAGTTTAAACCTGAAGCGGGTTCACCTAAACCTAGTGAAACTAAAGTGGGTATTGAGTTAAATGAAGTAGAGGTTTTCGGTACTTTCAGTGCACCAAGTACTGAAACAGCTGTTGATGATGGTAAAATTAAAATAACTGGTTTTAAGTATATTGAAGTAAGAGAAACGTTAACTCCAAATAAACGTTCGTTTATGTTTTCGCTTAAATTTTTAAACTTACCAATTAATTTAGGTGAAAGTTCGGTTAGTGAATTCGTTTCAAAGGGTCTAAAAATTAGATTAAGTAATAATAACTCTTTTACGCATGAGGAAATTGTTAGTGAAATTAGTGGTGCTAGTGGTTCTTCTGGTTGTAAATCCTTTTCTTGTTTAAATGATAATTATATTTTGGGGGATAGAGATTCGGGTACTATTAGTTTAGTTAATGGTAATTATAATTTAGCTATAATTCATGACGGTAAAACTATCCAAACAATACCTGTTAAAATAAGTAGTGAACTTTATAAAGAATGGTTTTAACTTTATTTACTTTTTAAAAAAATTTAATAAATTATAGATAAAATATAATAAAATATGGCTGAATATTTTGATAGGTATGATAAATTTAGAACCAACAATGGTACTAAACCAATCCCAGGTTTAAATATATCAATTCAACCTAGTGATAAGCAAGTTGTTTATAAGGTTGGTAAAACAAGGCTTGATAAGTTAAGTGATAAATATTATGGTAACCCATATCACGGTTGGTTAATTTTATTAGCCAACCCAAAAAAAGGTGGGTTAGAATTTAATATTGATAATAATGAGGTGATTAGAATCCCATTCCCATTTAGGAGTGCTTTGGAGCGTTATGATGCTGAGGTTGATAAATATTTGAGGTTATATGGTGGATAATACAAATAACAACGCAACTAACGCTGGTAAAGTAATATATGTTGACCCAAACCCAAAGGGTAATATAATTAAAACACCAGAAGATTTCGCTATTAGCGTTGAACTAGTAACGACTAAAAAAAAACGTACAGCTATTGAGATTGTTAAAGGTGGTGATACGTATGTTGATACTGGTAGTTCTAAAACTAAAATAAGTTTTATTGATGGGTCAAAAGTTAATGGTGAAGGTGTTCAGAAATCTTTAACAACTCTATATACTGAGGTTGGTAACAATTTTAATAAAACTAATACTGATTTAGAAACGCTTGGTATTTCTAACATATCAATTGAATTTAATTCATCTTACGCACCTATGGTTTCAATTGATTTTGTTGATACTAGAGGTAAGTTATTCGAGATGGGTAATAATTCACCGTATAGCGTTTTTTTTGAATTACCATTTCCAGTTTTTGAGTTAACTGTTAAAGGTTTTTATGGTTCGGCTGTAAAATATAAACTACATTTATATAAATTTAATGGTAAATTTAACTCATCAAAAGGTAGTTTTGAGGTTAAGTGTAATTTCATTGGTTATACGTATGCGTTTTTATCGGACATATTAATTGGTTATTTAAAAGCTTTACCTTATACAAATATAGGTGGTAAGATAATAGATGAGTTAAACGCATTAAATGTGGGTACTAAAAATAATTTCTTAACTTTTGATGAGTTAAACGTTGGGATTAAGAAATTAAGTAACGATATAAAGGTTTTGAAAAGTGATAATGTTGATGTGCAAGTATTAAGTTTAAGTGGTAAGTTAACAAGCTCTTTAAGTGAATTTAAAAGTACTTTCGAAGCTGAATTTATAAATATTTTAAATACTACTAATGATATTACTGGTGGTGGTGGTGGTGGTAAATGGGGAGCAAATATTTTAACTGATACTACAGCACCTACAATTAGTAGTGTTATTGAAACATATAATACTAATATAACTAATAAAATTAAAGAATTAAATAAAAATGAGGGTGGTTTAGGTTCTAAATACCCATTGGATTTAAATTTATTTTTAGCTACAGAGGGTGTTACCTACCTTAAAGATTTAACTGTGAAAGGTCCTGATGTTTTTAAAGGTAAAACTAAATTAGTTAGTGATGTTTATGATAGGGTTAATTTCATATTATTAACTAATATGAAATTAGCTGAGGAAAAAACTGTTAATTTATTTATATTTGATAAGGCAATCGACTCTATAAATCAAATAATAGCTAGTTTATCATCAGATAGTAAACAAATTGTTAATACGTTAGGTGATGATTACACAAACATGGTTGGAGATGCTTTCCCAGATGGGAATTTCACATCATCTTTAGGTGATTTTTTTAGAATATTGTGTAATCACGTTGATATTTTTTTAGATGTTATTCGTCAAGTTGCAGTTGCGGCTGAAAAAGATAAAATTGATAGAAAGAAACAATTAGAGGGTATTGATTTTGGTGAAGGTTTAACGAAATTTAATGGTGGTACTAATGATGATATAGGTAGTATAAAAGCTTTTCCTGATTATAGAGAGAAGAATACTGATAACACGTTAGAAGATAAGTGGATTGGGGTTAAGGCACCTAATATGCCAGAAGTTATGTTAGTTGAGGAGATATTAAACGGTTTAATTAAATCCAAAATTAAAGATGATGAGGTTTTGGAGGAGATTACTAATAACGAATCCTCAACCACTACTCAAGATTGGATTCCTGTTAACCCTTTTGATACCGTTATTTACTATAAATCTAACCCATACGAATCTTTAAAAGAGGAAGGTAGAGATTATGATTATTTAAGGTTATCACTTTTTAGGTTTATAACACTTAATGGTTTTACTAATTCAGGTCTTACTCCTGATGAGATAAAAGCTTTTGCTATAGCCGAGGCTAACACTATTTTTAATTCAATTAAAAATAATGAGGTTAAACTTAATTTTAAGAGTTTAACTTATGCTAGTATAACAGATGGTTTTTCTAGTGCTAATCCTAATGCTAATGCTAATTATAAGAATTACTCAACCAAAACCCCATCCGCAACCGCAACCCCAACCGCAACTACAACCGCATTTACCACAGGCGCACTTCCCACAGGCCAACTTGACTTAAGTGTTACAACACCACCTAATGTAGTCAGCAATGTCAAAACTAGAGTTATTAGTCTTGCCACAAGTGGAGAAAGGTATTTTTATACATATACACCAACAAAAAATAATGATGGTTCGTTATCAAATAAAATACAATTCATACCATTTAGGGTTGATAGTAGAAAAGATTTAAGTGGTGACTCTAATAATGATTTATCAAATTCTGATAGGGTTACACAAAGAGATGGTGGTAAAAAGACTTTTTACAATCCTTTATATTACGTTAAACAAGCGCAAGAAGATGGAAAACGTAATAAATTAGATAATGGAACAACATTTATTGATTTCTTAACTATATCTGATTACAATAGAGAATCACCATCTTTTGTTGATTATGTTGCTGCTGGGCTTGAAAAATCAGTTGAACCATTAACCATGTCAGCTGAAAATAAAATTACTGGTGGTTTATTTCTAGGTAAATTTGGTGTACTTGATTATGCTAGTATTAAAAATTCTAATGGTATTGATATGTTGTCAAAAACATTATTTTATAATAACCCTAAAAAAACAACTTTTTTTTATACCGCTATTAAAGAAAAAGCCGATAACTCATCTTACTTCACTGTAGATAGTAATCTTAAAGTTGTCCCTATGAATAAAACAGCGGTCACTAGTTTTGAGTCAAATATTAATCCTGTAGTCGTTGCTAATGAGCGTTATGTAGCTATCACTGATGAGGTTTTGTATGGTAAAATTAATAAAGGTGATTTAAATGATGTTAATATATCTAATTTAGATTTAACCCCTGGCTACTCACTATTTGGTAGTGATATGTATTATTTCCAAGATAACTTTGGTAAGGCTTTTCTATTTTTAGGGTCACTACCAATTAAAACTGGTGTTTCTACTGCTTTAAATGAGACTATTTTAGGTCTATTTAATTATAGGGGTGGTTTTGTTGATGTACCATATTCTTGGATTTTACGATTAGGTTCAATTATTTACAGAATGGAAAAAGGGCTTAAGGGTGATGGGGATATAATAAAATATAAAACTTCTACATACGATTTAGCCCCTAGGGGTTCTATAGAGGTAAACCTAGGAAGTAATAAACTTTTATTTCTATCAAGTAGTGATGGGACTAATGTTATTTTAGATGGTAAAATTAGTTATGATATTGATGCCATCATAACGGGTTTCCCTCAACAAGTTAGGGATAAATTCTCTAAAGAATTTGAGAGTTGGGTTAACGGTGATTTTGAAAAAATAATGAGTGAATTTGAAATTTTCAAACCTAACACTAAAAATGTTGAAAGATATAAATTCTGGGGTAGACTAAACAAAGGTTTAAAAAGTAATTTGAATGTGACTTTAAAAGATAGTATTTTAAGTGATAATTTTTTAAAAAATTACAACTTGATATTAGCTAATTATAATGATACTAAATACAAGGCCGGTGTTAGTAGTGTTCTTACTGAAAATGAAGTTCTTCTTGAAATGAGGAAATTTGATAGTCATAGTTATTTTAATTTCGTACTAGGTTTCAAACCTGATAGTGAGGGTGTTAAATTACTTAAAGATTTTATTTTTGACAGTAGGGTAATCACAAATGCGGCCCCTAATATTTGGGAAAAACACGATGTAAATGACACATCGTCTCATCTTGGTGTTAGTGTAACTAATTACAAACTTTATTACACGACTTTAGTGAATACGTATGCTACTTTAAGTGAAGATACCACTATCACAGTTAATACTGAAAATGAGGTTAAAGCTCAAATATTCAACTCTATTGATAATGATGATATAAAACTAAACATATATAAGAAATTAAAACTCATATATGATAAGTGGGTTTGCGGTAGTAGCACTAGATATGAGGATATTAAAGGTGATTTATTTGATAGTTTTAAATTTTTAGATAGAGGTTATAATGATATAACTAGCACTTTTTTAATTAACCCAGTTGTTATGAATGAGCACCTTATAGGTAGTTATAATCAAAGTTTTTACTCCTATATTGGTAAAGTTTTACCAGATAACAACATTGATTTCTTCTCATTACCATCATATATAGATTATAATAGTAGTGCTGAATTAAGTAATGTTTTTAAACCATATATGTATAATAACGTACCTAAAAATTCTGGTCCATCATTTATATGTATGTATATTGGGGAAAGGTCTAGTCAATTAAATTTAACTGAAGATGGTTCTTATGTGGACGATTCTTTCAACCTTAACATTAATGATGATAAAACTCTTGATTTAACTGATTTCCCACCAGACATGGTACAAGGTGATAGAAAACTACCTGTTTTTATGGTTAATTATGGTGATGATAATCAGAGTGTCTTTAATGATATTCAGTTGGACCAATCAGAATTCACTGCAACTGATGAGTACCTAACAACCGTTGATGAGATAACCAATAGTCGTGGTATCGGTCAAAATTTATTTGATATTTATAACACTAGAGCCTACACAGCTAATGTTGAGATGTTAGGTAACGCCATGATACAACCATTAATGTATTTTCAGTTAAATGGTATACCTATTTTTAGAGGTTTGTATAATATTATTAAGGTAAAACATGATATAACACCTAATTCTATGAAAACCAATTTTACTGGTGTTAGGTCTCGTAAAACTAAAAGTAAGTTAGTAGATAAATCTACAATATTTTTGAACGTGTTAGGTTCATTATCCGACATAGTAACCGATGGTTCGACTTTAGATGGTAGTGGTAGAACCTCTAGTGGTGCTAGTAATAGTGAACTATCTAAACATATTATTTACCAATTAAGTACAGGTAAAGGTATTGCATCTAAAACCGTAACTAATAATTACGGTCTTAAAGATGTGGTTGATTTCTTAACGTTATTAGGTGTAAGATGGAATGATTTTGTAGTGGGAGGTGGAAAAAATTACTCACCTGTGATTAGAGTTAATGACCTGTCTAAAAGAGAAGGTGAATTAATCACGACTGTTAAGGATAATAAAACAGTACCAACTCATAAGTCGCATAACAATGGTGTTGATGTTGATATTAGACCATTCATTAAAGACCCTAAGGCGAATGAAGGTGTTAATATCAAGGGTGAAAACAGTAAATACTCTAGAGAGGCTACTGACGCTTTTTTCGACATTTTATTAACATTAAATGGTGAGTATAAAGGGTGGGGTAAAAACTCACCTATTAATGTGATTTATTTTAACGATGAAGTAATAATAAGTAAGTACAATAAGAAGGTTTATAACGGTAAATCAGCTAGAGTTCAAGAAGAGAAAGGTCATGATACCCATTTACACATACAATTTAACACACCAGAAGCATTATCATCTGGTACGTTAGATTCTGGGATACCAACGGAAGCTGGTTTACTTGTGAAAGTATCAGCTAAACTTGTTAATTCTAACTTTGATTCTTCAAAAAAATATTTAGGTGAATTATGATGAGTAATAAAGAAAAAGCAGTATTAGATTTAATAGCGTTCGCTGAGGGTACTTTAGGTGTTTCGCAGAATGGTTATGATGTATCATATAATCATTACACAATTAAGGGTTGGACACCTGATACAACTATGAAACATGGTGGTGACAAATGGTTAAAACAACAAGGTTTCGTATTTAAAATAAAAGGTGTGAATATTACCGACATAGCCGCTGGTAGATATCAATTCCTATTTAGCACTTGGAATGACCCCAGTGGAGGTCAAGGTCTGGCGTTCAGTAAAAATAATCAAGATTTAACCGCTTTAAAATTAGTTAAACGAAGATTAGGTTTTAAAGATTTTGAGGATAGAAGTGTTTCTATTGATGACTTATCTGCGAATAAAGCTGATAGAGAAAAATTTGACATTTTTTTAAATAAAATTTCCCCTGAATGGGCTTCAATACCAGTAAGTAAAGATATGATTAGGTATTATAGGGGTAAAGATAAAAAGGTTCATAATCAAAAAGCGATTAAAAAGGGAGATTCATTTTACGGTCAACTTGATGAAACTAAGAAACAAACTATAAATCCTGATAGTTTATACAGAATTTTTTTAGAAGCTTTAAGGTTATATGATGCTAAAAAATAGTATATTTGCCAAATGATAGGTAATATAGTAAGTGATATTGATGTAAATGTAGGTTGTGAGTTTAACTATTCTAAAAGTTTAGATGGTATAGACTCACAACTACCTACATTAATTATTGGTTTCGACTTATCTAAAGAATTGTTAAATAGTGTTGACGTTTTAAATAGAAAAGTTAATGATAGTTTATTTTGGACATTCACGAAAAGGGAGTATAGAAAATTGTTTAATAATGATATAGAAGATTTTACGCAATTTTGTTACACAACGTCAGTTAATCAAATAAGTTATATTTATATTGATTTATTACAAATGAAACCAACTACTTTATTTAAAATATATCGTAAGATAAACTCACTAAATAACTTATATTCATACGAATATGATAATAAAATGTTATATATATATTCAGATAACTTAATATTTGGCTTTGACTTAGAATTATATACTTTTGTTGGTGGGGATGTTGAAAAGGTTAAAACTAAAATAAAAGATAAAAGTTTGGTCTTTTTGAGTGGTAATGGGGTATATATAGAGTATACAAATTATATGGAAAGGTTAAATTACGAACCTAAGTACATACCATATTTGGAATACTTAAATAAAAATGAATAAAACACTACTATTAGCCTCTTTTGTTTATCTTGATAAGATAGATGAAAGGAAAAAACATTTGAAAGAAAACTTCAACATAGATGAAAATAATGTATTCATCTATGAAATTGAGGGTGAACAAGAAAAATTTCTCATCACTTTCAAAATTATAGTAGAGAATGGTGAAAGATTGGACATTAAAAAACATTTTAAGAATACGATTCTAATTCATAAGAAATCATCAACACTATACACTATAAATGCGTTAAATGAGTTAATCATATCACAACATAAACTAAACCCATTATTAAAACATAATTTTAAAGAATATAAAATTGATTGGGTTAATTATGAGAGTAAATTATTAATGATTAATAATAATAATTTAACTTCGTTAAGTTTAAATAGAATTTTCCCTTAATTGCGTATATTTATTATTAAATAATAAACTTAAAAAAAATGTTATGTTAGATAAAAAGATTGAAAAAAAATTAGATAAATTTCTAAACCCTTTAGATACTGAAGAATGTTTAAGTGATGAATGTGTTATTAAATCTGATAAAAGTATTGTTGAAAGAATAAATAAAAAAGTTATTACTGAAGACGGTAGACAATTATTAACTTAATATGAAAAAACCAATGAAATCGTTAAATGAGGAATTGAAAAAATTCCAAAAAATAATTGAATATAATCATTACACTCCTGAGAATTACCATGAGGATGATTTATCTATTGTGATGGAGGACGAACCAGAAATGGGAGATGAAGATGGTATGGGTACCGAACCAGAAATGGGGGGTGAAGATGACATGGGTAACGAACCAGAAATGGGCGGTGAAGATGAAATGGTTAGTGAACCAGAAACGGGAGATGAAG